ATTATATATTAAACCTCCATCTTCTTTTTTATGACTATAATCTATTCTTTTAGATGAAGTTTTTTCTCTTTTAAATTTTTCTTTTTCTGCACTACTTAATTCAGATGCAGTTTTAGGGGTATCACTATTTATTCTTTTAGAAGGTCTACAAGCAGGATAACCTTTTCTTTTCTCACCCTTTTGTCTACCACACTCTTTACCTGTTTTAACATCTACCCACTTCTCAGCAAACCATCTATCTAATCCTCCATGTTGGCCACCATTTTTCATTATAGGTATTTCTGTTACTTTATCTGTAGGAAATATATAGTCTCCTGTATTTGGGTATAAAACTACTCCATTGGCTGCTACTGGAAAAGCCATATTATTAGTAGTTATATAATTACTATTGATAACTTTTTTAGGTGTAAAATTATCTAAATTAGATATTAAATAACCATTATCGTCATTTATTTTTCCTCCTTGTTTAAAATCTCCTACCATAAAAGTATTAGGAGAAATAAGTTTAGATTGTGAAGGTCTATTTATTACATTTAATTTTGCATTTTTTAAATAATTATATGTTTTTGTAGGTATTTCTAAATTAGTCTGAGCATTAGCTCCTATTTCACTACCAATATAATTATTTTCTAAATCAGATAACAACTCTTTAGTATTAGAATAATTATTAAATTCATGGGCAGCTCCTAGTATATTTGCTACTCCCATTCTATATGCTTTATCTATTGGAGAAAATTTATTTACCAAAGGCAAATTAGGTAAATTTTTAGCCAATAAAGCACTTGTTGTACTGTGTCTTAATGCATCTAAATAGCCATTACGTTCCCCAGTATTTAATTTATTATCAAATAACTCATCTTCATTTTTAGCTGTTTCATAAACTAAATTTAAATATTCACGAGGTATTAATATGTTTTGAAGATTGTTATCTAAATTTTTTAAATTATTTTTAATGTTATTATATTCTTTTTCTATTGAATTTTTTTTAATTTTTAATCTTCCTCCATTTTGAAATTCTGCTGGAACAGCCATTGGTTGTCCAGGATATACTTTTGATGCATTTTGTTGTAAAATAATATCAGACCTTAATTTTGTTTTAGGGTCATAATAAATTTTATCTTCTAACTCAAAAGGATTAAACATTAGACTCTCTAATTCATCTAATAAAGGAGTTGCTTTTTTTAAATATTTACCTATAGTTGGATTAACATTTCTATCAATAAATTGATTTGCATATCTTGTAGGATCAAAATCAAATCTATCTGAATATTTTAAATATTCTCCTTTAGCATCTTTACCTTTTGTTATGTAATGTTTTCCCATAACAAAATCATCATAAGGATATAAATCAAATGCTGGGTTAACAGGGTCAGGTACTCCATCTTCATTAGGTACTCCCCAATCCCTTACAGCTTCATCAGATAAAAGAGTGTCAGGATAAAGTTTATTATAATCTCTTATTCTATATTTATTTGGAGCAGTTTGCTCAAATGCTCCTGTTTTAGAAGGCAACCCTAAATACATTCTAAGAGCATCTTGCTCTCTAGCAAGAGGTTCCATAGGTTCATTACTATAATCTTTTCCTTCTATACCAACTGCTGTTCTTAAAAGTTGGTTTAAAGGAGTAAAGTATCCTTCTTTAGTATCTAAGTTACCTAAGTTTTCTTTTAAAGATAAGGCTTTTTTTAATTTAGATAATGTGCTTTTTTTATCTTCTACCTTTCCTCCTCTTTGATAAGTAGGAGCTCCTTGGTTTTGTAGTGTTTTCTTTGTTGCTATTTTTGCCATTACCAAGGATGGTGTATGAGTTATGTGTGAAGCAGCTACTGGATTAAACGTGTTGTTTAAAAATTGTTTTGCTGTATTTGCTCCAATACTGCCTATTGCTCCAACCCCCAAAGGAGCTGCTAAAGCTAAGGCTGCATTTCCATATTCTCCTTGGTTAATTAATTCTGGAGTTTGAGCTAATCTTCCAGCCATTCCTCCTACTATATTAAATGGATTAATATAATCATCAAAGAAGTTGTCTTCATTTGAAAATCTATATTTACTTTTCATTCCCTCACCTATGTCATACAAATCTTTTGCATTTGCAGTTTCTAACATAGATTTTTGATTTAACTCTTCTAGCCTTCTTACATCAGCTATCCTTTTTTCTTTAGCCTTTTGGGATTCATTGGCTTTTTCTCTTAACAACCTGTTAACCATTTCCTTATCATCAGAACTGTCTAATTTTGGACTATTCTTATTATAAGTGTTATCCACAGCAACACGTTTGGTTGGAAGGTTAAAATATTGTTTTAATTTGCCTCCATCTTGGTATTCATTAATAGACAATTCCTCAGAGTAGTTATCCAACCACCCTGAAGAATTAGTTTTATTAAGTTTATTTTTACTTTTAGCCATTAACGCATGGATATGTTGTAATTGAGGAGTGTAAATTTAAGTATAAATTTTAAGTTTTCTAATTCTTTATTATCTATATTAACTCTATAATTAAAATATCCATTTTCTAATCTATCAATTTTTGTCCAATCTTTTGATAATGAAACATTTGAGTTAGGATAAGGAAAAATATCTCCTACTAAAAAATTTAAATCACTATCAACTACATAGTTCATTAAACTGTTACAAAATATAGTACCATTAATAATGTTATGTGGTTGGTTGTTTAATACAACATTCTCCATATAATCAGCATTAATAGGAGTCTTTAACATTACTTCTCCACTATGTTGTCTATCAGTCCAAACTGAAACACTTGTAGGTGGTTCATCTACTAAAATAAGTTGGTTATTTACATTCTTATAACAATCCATTTTAATTCCTACATTTTGTAATGTAGTATAAACTAAAGGATGATATGTAAATACTGCATCTACCATTGAAGGGTAATTAACTCCATAGAATTTTCTATAAGAATTAAAGTTATCTTCATGTAAGTATAATTCATAATCTTCATTTTGAGTAAAGAATGTATCTCTATTTTGTAAATAAGCTATTGGCTTATAAGAATGAAAAGAATAAAATGCTTTATCTTCTGGATAATAAGAAATAGTGTAATCATTATTTCTATCTGTAAATAATAATCTTTTATGTCTATAATCAAAACCTAAAGTAATATTTATATCAGCCAAAGGTAATAATGGACTATAAGAATTAAAATAATTGTTAAAAGCATTTTTAAAGAAACTATTCATACCATAAGTAGAAATAGCATCTAGTTTTCCTCCTGATAATAAATTTATACCTTGATTTTTTAAGTCAACAAAAAAGTATCCATAATTATTTTGAAAAGCAAATCTTTTATCTTGTAAACCCATATATCCTTCATTAGATATAAATAGATTTAAAGGTTGTGTACTTAATATATCACTTGTTCCAACATATATAGTATTATTATTAGCTTGTAATTGAGATTCTAATACTTGGATTTTCCACATACTATCTGTAGTATGAGCATATATAATATTACTTTCTTGTAAAAGATTTGTAATATTTCCATATGCAGCAGGTACTGTTATAAAATTATTAGCTAAAAATTTAGAGAATCCACTTTCTGGTACAGCAGGATTATCTGCAGTAGAAACTATAATTCTATTATCATATTGATTATCACATTCACAAGTTTTATAAGTTTCATCTATAGGTTTAAATATGTTAAACCTTAATCCATTTAATTCATTATAATCACTATTCATAAGAATAATATTATCATGAAAGTTTCTATAAGAATCATCATACTCTACAAACATAGAATAATTAGCACAATTATCTCCATCTTGAGCACAAATAATTTGATAAAAATAACTATTTAAAAAACAATCTTCTGCATATTCTCTTGTTTTATTAGAAAATAATTTATATTTTCCATTAGCTAATTTAGGGTAATAAATTTCATTAAATGTAGGTCCTTCATATCTTAAATCTAAATTATAATCAGATTCCATTACAGAATTAATAAGAGTTACATTAGGTTTTTGCAATAAATATAATGAAAGTAAATAACCTTTATTGTTAGCTATAATATTTGTAATACTAAGAGTTGGATCTAATTTTGTCATCCATTTAGCTCCTATACTATCATTAATATAAGAATCTTCTAACATTCCTGTAACTCCTGTTCTAATAAAAGAAAATGTATTAATAAAAGAATCTCCATAAAATCCTGTAACACTTGTTTGATCAGCACAAGCTTTTAATCCTGTATCAATAAAAAACATATCTTGTATAGCTCCATATTGTCTAGGAAGATTATTTTTTAAAGAACCATAATAAATATAACCTTCATTACAACTATCTAATATATTATTAGAAGTTGCATTATCTAAATAATTTTCAAAGAAATATTGTTCATCATTTCCTGAAGGACTTGTGGCAGTAAGAGAAACAGTTGAAGATGATCCCCCAGTTAAAAAAGAAATTTGAAACCCTGCTAACCATTCTATTTGAGTAGTACTAACTACTGAAAACATCATACCATTAGTAAAAGGACTCCCAGGACTATTTGTTATAGTTAAAACTGATCCGACAGGAAATGCAGGATTAGAATAATTTACAAGAGTTCCAAAAGGAGCAACAGTTGCAGCAACTGTAAAAGTTTGGTTAATCCATGTCTCTGTTTTAAACCTTAAAGTTGCAGGTATAGGAAGAATTAGGGGGAGATTATAAAAATTTGAAGTTTTTTCTAATCTATTTGCTCCTGAATTCCATTTATATTTATCTCCTACATCAAATGGAGCAACTCCTCCTGTGTTAATAATAGTAAATTCAGTATTATTAGGATAATTTGTTAAAGCAGTTGGAAAAGTGGTTGGACTTGTTAAAAAATCTGATGAAATTGTTGCTGTAGTTAAAACTACAGGTACATCTAGTTCAAAGAAAATTTTATTAGTTGTTAATGTAGTACAATTACATTTTTTAGCACTAGTATCTGAATTAAAAAAATCTCCATTATGATTAAAAGATAAATCTGTTCTTTTATTTAATAAAACAAAAACTCCGCTCTCTCTATAAAAATTTACAAGAGAGTACTCTGCTCCTAAAATTTTATTTAAAATAACATTATCTTTTACATAAGAATAGTTTTCCGAACAAATATTTTTAAAATTATAAAATAAAGATCTATTTTTATAACCATTTGTCCTATCTATAATTATATTATTAGATTGTACATATCCATAATTGTACATATTATATATTTGAATAGCAGTTCTTCTTAGTCTACCATCTTTATCTAAAAAAACAGAGGTATCTAAAGCACTTGGATCTCCAGCACCTGATTTAAATCCATTTTGTCCATCAATAGAATCTAAATAATATCCTGTTGTATTATATTGTTGTTCTATTTTAACATGGTTCATATTTATACCACCTTGAACTGCCATAGTATTTCCTCCATAAAACATTAAAGCTTTTTCATAATGCTCACCATACCCACAATTTTTTACAAAGTCTGTAACAGTATTAGAAGTAGTTAAATCAGGATTATATTGATTTGAAAAATAATCCCATTTAGCTCCAGAGTTTATATTATGTTTTGGAAAAATATACTCTGTACCATATTTATCATTAGTAAAAGTTTCTACAAAAAATCCCTTAGCTTGAATAGATTTATTATAAGAATCTCTTCTTACATAAACTAATCTATAACCTGTTACTCTAACTCCTCCTGTTTCTTCTAGAGTAGGCATTTTAACATTGTCTAGTTTTAATCCTAAAGGATAAATTTCTAAACTATCATATTTACTATCATATCTATTTTTATTTTCTTCAATAGCAAAATCATCTACTATATTGTTATGAAAAGGTTCAATAGTAGAATCTGGCATTTTAAATAATGTAATATGTTGGCCATATAATTTGTTACCAAGGACTTCGGTAGGATACATATAATTATTCTCATTATAAGTACTAGGATTAAATGGGCCTACATCACATCTAGGAATTATAGGGTATCTTTCTTCAGATTCAAAATAACCTAAGTATCCTTCAGAACGGACAGTATTATTATTATTATTATTAATAGTACCTGAACAAAAATCTGTAGTACTTAAACTTGTAGCAAATGCATTATATGCAGTTCTCTTTGCTGTATTAACTTCTTTCCAATAAACCCTATCATCTGTACAACATAATGCTGTATCATTAGTTTGTGGGTTTTCTTCATTCCAATCTGGAAAAGGAGTATATTTTTTATTAATTAAAGGAAATACAGCAGATTCTGACATATCCTCAAATTCTAAAACAATACCTAACATATAATTTTCATCTCTCATCCAAGATTTGTGATGAATAACATGTTCTGGGTTTTTATACCCTTTAGTATTATTTATATTAATTTTTGCTGTTACATATTTAACAGTAATATCATTTGCATATTGTTGATAATCAACATTTCTTTTACCATTAACTCCTGCTAATAATAATCTATTATTATATATTAATCCACTTTTAGCGGATAAATAAAATGCTCTTTTAACTAAAATTTCTCTTATATCTACAGTTTCAGCAAAAACAGCATCTCCTTCATAAACTACAGTTAATTCAGAAGTTACTGGTTGTTTCTTTTTAAATAAAAAAGAAGTAGAAACTCCACCTACAGTTTTTATAAATCCTACATTTATATATGGATATAAAACATCTAAGTTTTCAAAATTTAAAACTATACTTTTATTTAAAAGTTTAGGTTCATTACCATCTATATATTCATAAGAAAAAATAAGATTATCTTCTACTAAAGGAATATTTTCATTTATAACATAATAATTTGTAGTATTACCATTGCTATCTTCATATTGAATAAATGGTCTATACATACCTGCTTCTATAGCATAAGCTGCATTATCTATAAAATTAACATTATTTAATCTAATACAAGTGTCTGCAACTTTAAACAAATCTAATTCATCACAACTATTAATACAACAATCTGTATTAGGATCTTTTAAATACTCTGTTATATTAATATTTCTTACTCTATTTTTACCATCCCAAAATACTATAACTATATCTTCACATTCTGTTTTAGCATAAGTAACAGATTCTACATAATTATTAAAGTCTAAACAAGGGGATTTATATATTGTAGTATAAGTATTTAAATTACCATCAAATACTCCAATTTCATTATTAGATAAAAATAAAACCCATTTATTTAATTGTTTTATTAAATTAGAATTTAATATTTTTCCAGGTAATTTAATGTTTAAATCTAAATTAGAATACTCTGAAGTTAAAAAATTTTCATCACCTTCAGAAGACTCTTTCAATACATTTAATGCAGCTCTATAAGTATCTTTAGGTTGAGCATCTGGAGAAGCATCTTGATTTATACCTTTAGTAAAAGTATAATTAGCTATATCTTGCAAAGTCCTAGTTTTATTATTTTGCTCTGCCATAATTAATATTTTGTAAATGTATTATTTATTGTTTGAGATTTTCTTTGATCTAAGCCATGATAATGATTAGGTACTAAGAATTGATTAAGTGCTTCACCCATAGCCCACATTTCATCAAATGTTTGAGTATTTAAATCTTCTCTAGCTTTAATTCTATATTTAATATATTCTCTTTGAGCCAGTTGAAAAAAGTTTAAATCAGCATTAGACTTACTTTTTCTATATTGAATATAAGCTAATTTTTCTTCTATTGCAGCTATTAAAGCATTAATAAAATTTTTAGTATTAGGAACTAATGGTAAATCACTTTCATCTACAGGTATAGATAAATATCCTAATATTATTTCAGCTTCTTTATAATCACATATTAAATATCCATTATCAATAGTAAAAGAATTTTGAGGTCTTAACTCTCTCTCAAAATCTACATTAGTATGTCTTAATAAAGATAATTCATTTTTTCTAGGCTGTAAAATAATCCACTCATTTCTATGTCTTTCAAACCAAGGGGTAAAATCTTGAACACTAGCAAATTGAAATGCTCTTGCTTGTTCTAAGTTTTGAATAAACAACCAACCATTAGTTTCTAAATAACTATTATCACAAGAACAGTTATTTTCACATTTGCAATTTCTTCTATAAGTCCATGTGCAATCAGGATTATTAAAATCTTGTTTTATTAATTCTGTTAAAAAAAATTGCTCTCTTAAATGTTCTTTAGATTTAGCTAACACATATAAATTTTGTTTAAAACCACAAGGTAATTTTACTCTAAAATTTTTTACTTGTAATTTTTGTACTTTTTCTTTATATTGTTTGGCTGTTCCTATTTCAAAATAAGCATCTATAATCCATTCAGTCATTAATTCTTCATTAAAATTAATTTCATTAGGAGCTATTTGTTTCCAGTTTTCAATAACTGTAGAAATGCTTGTAAATTGTAAATTATTCATCTTCTTTTAATTTTTTAGCTAAGTCTCTATCTAGTTGCCTGTAAGTTGTAAATTTATAATAAGTATTAATTACATTGTGGTTATAAATAATTCTATATCTAAATCTATTTGTGTGAAAGTTTGTATAGTATATTGTTTTTTTAAGTTTTTTAGTTAAGCCAAAATCAATTAATTTTTTATTTGACTTGTATCCTATTATTTTAAAAGAACCTATTTTTAATAAATTTAATGTATGTTTTTTTAATAAAATTTCTGCAGCTACTTTAAATATTTCTTTTATTACTTTAACATATAATTTTTTATCAGCATATTCTGTTTCTTTAATTACATCATAAACTGAATAGTATTTTAAAGGTTTATTTATTTGTTTTCTGAGGGGAACCTGCATCTTCATTGAATGTATCATTTATAACATCTCTATTAAAGTATTGATAAGTTTTTAATATCCTATCAGCCATCATATTATACATTTTATCTAATAGCCTTTCATCCAAAGGAAACTCTGTATCTAAGAAATCACAAACATTATCACAAGTATTTTTTACTTCAAAATCATCATAAAATAATGCTTGAAGTTTTACCCATTGTGGACTGTTCAAATCTGGAACAAATAAATAGTTATTTTTTATTAAATATTTAAAGTTATTTTCAGTATTACCTAGTTCATTATATCTTCTAAATGATTTAGATGATTCTGAAACAACTCTACTATAGTTATCTCCTCTATCATTATATACTTTAGTAACAATATTATTAATTGTATTAGGAATAGGTTTTTTAGATTTTAACCATTTACAACCTGTAGGTAATTTTTCACAACATTCATTTGTGTCTGCTAATTCTAATTGTACACAATCTAATGTTTGTAAATTTAAACTATAGTTATAATCAGGATCTTTAATCTTGTCATAAAGCAAAACTCCTCTACATATTTTCATTAAATGATAAAAATATGCATAAGTAAATGCACTATCATCTGAAGGAAGTCCTTTATCCATAGGAACTCTAAACCCATTAATTATTTCTCGTATTGTCATTTTTTTTAATTTTCATTTATCCATTTTGTATACAAATGACTAAAGTCTTGATAAGTAAAATTATACAATCTTTTAGGATGTTGTAAATATTGTTGATATAATATAATTAAGCTAACCCCAGTATTTCCAGAGTTAACTTGATTATTAGTATTGTTAATATGTATATTAAACATTTTAATTAAATATATGAGTAATTCTACTTATTTGCCCAAATTCTTTATGATGCAAAAATCCTTCAATTGCCTTAGGAACTCCTGTGTAACCATTTCTACTATGCCAGCTATCTGAAGCACTAGGACTTCTTAAACTTTCAATTGTAACCCCTATATGGTCTTTAGCAGTCTTATGGTGTACATGGTGAGTATAAATATATCTATGCTTACAAGTACTCCAATCTGTGCTTTCATGAGCCATTAATAATGGTAAGTCAGATTGTTTTGCACCATCACCATGTGTAGTTCCAATTAAATTGTTAAAATAACTATAATACTTTCTATGAGCTATTGAGCAATCAAAAGTAATATTCTTACAATCTTTAAAATATGTTTTAATTACATCAGCTAAAAAGAACCCATTTGTATAATCATGATTTGATGGATTAAATACAAAGTGAACATTAGCTATAGGTAATAACATAGTTAATACATCTATATACAACTGCTTGGCTATCAAAAAATTATCATACCACATACCATCTGTATCTTGAGGAGTACCAGAAGTAGTCATTCTTTTTGGAGTATCAATATGTAAAATATCATTTCCTCCCACAAAAAGAATTTGATCTATATTAAATCCAGATGTTTTATCTAAAATTCCCTGGACTCCTTCTAAAACTCTTTTAACTGCTATTTGACTATTATAATCTTCTCCTGTCTCAAATGCTCTTGCAAGCTTACCCAGATGTATATCTGCAGGATCTATAACTAACAAGTGTCCTTCCTTAGAAGCAGTTCTTTTTATTTCAGGAAATACAGGAGAAAATTTTTGTAAATCAGAAACTAATTCATTATAAAATTTATCTTCTTCTTGCTTTTTATATAAAGGATTAGTAAAAAACATAGATGCTGTATCATTTTTTAACCAGCCATGCTTTATGTCATTTACAGGAACACCTATGCTTAAACTTTCTTGGTAAATAGCATTTAATTCTTTAACTGTTTCTACCATTTCTAAAGGAACCCAAACATTAGTACCTTCAGTATTTTGTTTAGTATTTTTAACATTTCTTCCGTATGTACTTAATAAAAAATCAAGCTCTTCTGAAGTTAAGTTAAAACTATTATTGTTTAATTTTTTTAATAATCTTTTTTTATTGGGTCTTGCAATCTCTAAATAATTTTTATTATTACTTGTCCAATTTAAAAATTTAGTTACAACTTGTTGATTTACCATGTTTTATGTGTTTTAATATAAATAAAATATTAAAAATTAAACTAATTGTCAAAATTAAAAAATAATTTTAATATTATTCTAATTTTTATTAAGTACAAAGATACAATAATCTTTATATTTTTTTTATTTTATTTTTAAACCAAATGAAATACCTATGCCAGGTTGAATGCCTTGTGGGGTAAGTGATAAAGTAGGTCCTGCAATTAAAGAAAATTTATTTTTAGACTGTAAATATTGTATATGATTTTGTCTTACAGTATCTCTAACTAATAATGTTTTAATTAAAGTATCTGATTTAATTATTACATTATCACAATTTATAAGTGAATTTTTTAAAGCAATAACTAAACTATCACAAATAGAATCTTTGCCTGCAACATACTTTTTATCTATGCTATAAACAATTTCTTTAGATTTAATATAATGGTTTTTTACTACTTCTCTATCTACTATTAAAGTATCTATTTTTTGAGAAAGACTATCTGCTAGTCTTTGAATTATAGCTTCATCTTGGGAAAGTTTATTATGTGAAAACCACATATATGTCCCAAACAAAGTAACAAGGATTATAAGTATATATTTCATTATTTAACGTATGTATAGTATTTAAATGTTTTTTCTTCTCTATCAACCAAACCATGGGTACCACCATTAATTCTTTTAGTAAGAGCTAATATAGTTTCTTTGGTTACACCTTTATCACATATATCCCAAAGTTTGTTTTTATCAAAAAAGAATTTAGCAGATTCAAAAGAAAGTTCTCCAGCTACTAAATCAGGGTTAGACATAATCTCAGGATTTTTTAAATAATCTGAAAATGTTTGATAGTTTGATTTACCTGTTAATTGTAAAGCTCCCCTACCTCTAAATTTCCAACCATCTCCTGAAGCCTCATCACCATTCCCCATTCTTGAAGAATAAACTTTGTTAGCAATTTTTTCAGGGTTTCTTGCATACTTAGGAGCAGTAGCACTTGTAAAATATTTTCCAAATATCTTAACTAATCCTTCTGCAGAATAGTTTAAGTTTTCAGAAAAAGCTTTAAAGTTGCCAGACTCATGTGCTGTTTGTGCAAAAAAGTGTGCAGCTCTTTCTGGAGTAAACCCATAATATTCCATGGCAGCTTTTAATGTTCCGGGGCCAAAAGCACCATCAGCTGTTACCCCAATTTTTTCTTGTAATTTACTCAGACTCATTTTCTTTATTTTTATTAGTGTTAATAATATTTGTAATTTTTTCTGTTGCAGCAATTCCAAATGAACCTAATACTAATATTTCAAATGCTGTAAATATAAACTCATTTACAATAAGTTCTTTGCCTAAGTAGCCTGTTATAATATCTACTGTTGCAAATAAACACATCATGATAAAAGCTAAAAATCCTATTACAGATTTTTCATTAATGGAATTGTCATCACAAAACATTTCTCTTAAAAATTTCATAGTTTTATTTTTTAATTTTTTTACAATTTATATGGTTTTATGGGTTATGTAATAAAAACCCATCCTTCAGACTTATTAATATATAAACCTTCTACTTCATCAATTTGATATATCATTAACCCTATAGCTGGCATAAATATTGATCTTTTTGCTTCTCCTGTCATTCTTGGGGGTAAAAATCCTTTTACTGTTGAATTTATATTTAATATAGAAGAAGGTTCTTCTACGTCAGTACCTATTAATACATTCCCATTAGTATTAACTTTAAAAAAAGTAGTATTAGTATCTAAATCTTTAATATTCCAACTTGCCTCTCCTTTTATATACCAATTAAAAGTAGCATTTATAGTTATAAATAAAGAATTTACCCAATCAACTAAACCCTTTATTGTAGGGAAATAAGTTTCTGAAGTTTCATTACCAACTACTGTTGATGTTTTATTAGTTTCATTTTCAGGAGTAAATCCTAATACATCTTGCTTTGAAGTTGCTAATCCGCTATACTGAGTATTTGTTGCATTATCTCCAGTGTTTGTTCCACTTGTATTACTTACAACTGTCAGTTGTGCATCCGTAATGTAACGTTTATTTAAAGTATCTGCTATATCTGCTGTTGTAGCATCTACCCCACTTGTTACAAGACCTTTTGCATCATATGTAATCTTTGTCTTAGTAGCTCCTACAATAGCAGTATTTTTTACAACCAATCCACTTAAATCTTGGTCTCCAGTATTACTACCACTTAAAGTTGTAATACCTAATATTGTTTTGATTCTTGAAATATCAAAATAAGAAACTATAGCACTCCAAACAGGAAATTTAGTAGTACTTGCACTATCTGTAGTAGAAGTGGATTTATTGGAGGAATCTTCTTTTAAGCCTATTGCAGTAGCTTGTAAAGTAGATATAGGTTTATTTGCATCATTTGTATTATCTACATTATTTAAACCTATTGCATTTTTATCTAAAGTTTGAAATGTTTTATCTCCTCTCCAATATTCAGAGGAAGTACCCCCTGTTATAGTAGGTTCTTTGGTTAATAGCCCAGTATTAACTGCATCCACAGTAGGATACTTTATAGAACTAGCTGTTAAATCATTTTGTTTATTTGCTAAATCTTCAGGAGTATATTCTAAAGCATTAGTTACATCTGAACTTAATAAGTATACATCTCCTTGTCTTTCATTAAAAGAATTTACTCCTGTAGATGTATTTATAACTTTATTAATCCATGTTTGAGAAACACTATCATAAGATAATACATCTCCTTCTTGTAAATTTTCAAAACTTAATCCTACTAAGTCATCTATATTTGGAGTAGATAAATTATAAAATCTATTATTTTGTCCATCCCAACCATAATATTTACCATCTGTTTTAAGATAATAAATATAAAAAGGGTATCCAATATCAGGAAGACTATTTAAAAAATAAACTTGCATGTTTAAATTTTATTTTTTTATAGTTTTCTTTATTTCTTGGCTTCTCATTAAAACTTCTTTTAAATTTGTCCAAATAGAAAATCCAAAAAGAGTTTTTATATTTTCATCTATACTCTTTGCTTCTACAAAACATAAGGATAGCGTTATTAATTTAGTTAATAAATAATTATTTTGATAATGTAATTTTGTAAATTCATTTATTAAATTATAATCTATTATAAAAAATGTTAATACAGTTAATTGATAAAGTAAAAATTTGCTAATAATTACACTTGCTTTTCTAGATGTAACAGATTCCCACCCTTCCAATTTAATTGCTTTAGTAACTCCTAATATAGTATCCAAAAAAATCATGGCACCTACAGCTAATAACAATCCATATATAGGAGACACAAAGGCAATCAAAGAAATTAATAATGTTTTTAAATAGGTTACTATATTAAATTCGGGTATTTTCATTATTTTATAATTTTGCCTTTACTATTAAGGTGTTATTTAGTTAAAATTTATTATTGGTGGTTTAGCAATATATTCAATAGTAGCTAAATCTTTTACCCACAATACATCTTCATATGTTGCATTTAAAACTTCTTCTTGGGATATAATCCAATTATTATTATTATCTTCAATAGGATTAAAAAATGTATTATTAGAATAACACTTTCCTATCAATAATTCTTTTTCTTGTTCTGTTAATAAATATACTATCATACGTTTCTGCTTAATGTAGTTTGAAATGTTTCTATAGCTGTTCTAAAATTGGCTTCCTCAGTGTCACTAAGTGCTTCTTGAATACTAGCAAAAGCTAAATTTGCTTCTGAATATTCTGCTGATGCTTCATTATTTGATGCTAATAAATAATAATTAGCATTTAAATTACTTGCATCAACTCCTGGAACTGGTATATAAGCAATTCCTGGTCTGTAATATTTAAAATCAAGTAAAGAACTTTTGCTCATTGTAAAAAATCCAATTTGACTTCCTGCAACGTCTCTCCCAGACTGAATAAATCCTAAAGTGGAATAATCTTGTCCTAAAAATTCAGGATAAAATCTATTAGATGCCTGTCCAAAAGCATCAATCAATCCCATTGGAGACCCTACTGTTAATACATTTCTTATGTACATTGAAATAGATTTGTTATCATTTGCTAAATGAACAATATCATTTAAGTATGTATCAGCAAATCCATTTACTCCATTGCTTGTCATTCCATTTGCATCATGAGTAATTCCACCACCAAATGTCAATCTAAATGCTTCATTTAAGTCTCTAGGATCTTTTAAATTCCACTTATGAGTATTATCAGTCCCTCCAACTATTGGATAAATAGCTTTCATTTTAGTCCATATATTGTCAACTTTCATTTGAACTACCAAAGTATTAATAGCTCCTGAAATAGTAGTGTCTGTTATACTCGCAGCAGTTAAAAAAGCTTGAGCATCTGGATCTAAAGAGGGTCCAAAAAAATAAGGATTAATTATCATCTAGTACCAATTAAAGTTATTTTTAAGCCTGTAGCAGAAAAATTACCTACCTGGTCAATGTCTATTGTAATTTCAGCATCGTCAGTTAGTGAAGATGTTACAATTGTAGCAGGTATTGAAGCTGTAGTGCTTGTTTTTTGTCCATTATCAATAGTTAATGTTGTACCTAATATTGAACTACCATTTTGGTTTATATCAACTGTAAAAGCAGCACCAGCACTCTGATCAGTTGTTAAACTTGCTCTTACTTCAGTAAGTGTAAAAGCTGTTGGAAGTCTAAAAGTAACTTTTGATACCCCAGCGCTTAAAGGAGATAATTCATCACTTGCTGCAACCTGAATTTCAATTGGAATAGACACTGTTTGTAAAACCCAAACAGCTGCTCCAATAGTTGCATCAGTACATTTATAAGTACTATTATCATCCAATGTCCATAATGAACCTACACCATATCCTTTTGTATTATCATCATTAACTGATGGAGGAGTAATAAGATTATATAATGATAATCTAATTCCAGTACCATTACCATTCATTACATAAAGCCTTCCTGCTTCCCACTTTAATTCATAACCAGCTGCGCAAATTTGAGCGACACCTTTAGTGCCTCCAAGTCCTGCATCTATAGTGCCCTCTCTTAGTCTTGAAGTGTTTGCAAAATACAATCCTTGTAATGTATCAAAATTTATATCATTAGCTCCAGATGCATTGCCTACTCCTAAAACACTTGATAAGTTTTGGCTACCACCACCACCTGCAGTAATCCAATCTCCCTGTTGATTTAAAACTAAACCTGCATTGCCTCCACTAGAAATACCTAAACAATTTTTAATTAGGCAACATAGATTTGCACAACTACTGTATAATATATTGTATAGTTTAGTACCTGCTATGTAACCAAACATGGTTAAAATATCTGCTCTACTTAATCTGTTCATTTATTTATTTTTTAATATGTTTTATTTAATATAAATATATCACTATATATTGAGTTCCCTACATTATTACTTCCCCATTGCACAGTTACATTTAGGGTATTGCTTATTGTGGTGTTGAAGGTCGTATTATTGATTACATTAAATGCAAAGCCTTGAGTTGATGCATTAGAAGTTTTAATATAATGAAATGAGCCAAGTGAAACTATGGATGCTACAGTTGCACCGCCTATTTGTCTAATCGTAAAATCAATGTTTAAACTCCAAACATCATTTATTATTGAGTTTGTTAAATTTTGCACCCCACTATCCAATAATACAACGCCATTTGATTTAGTTCTTATTCTTATGGTTTGATTGTTAGCTGCATTTATAATTCCTCCAAAAATACATCTAAAACTATCTCCAACTTGAAATCCATTTGCAGGAACTGTTAAAGTTCCGACACCTCCGTTAATTAAAGAACTTTCTACTGTTGTTCCTGTTATAGGAGTTGAATTTCCTGTTTGAGCAAATAACCCTTGAGTATTTGAGTGAGTTACCCAATCTCCTTGTTGGTTTAATAATAAATTAGGATTACCTGAATCACTAATTCCTAAGCAATCTTTAACTATGCAACAAAAATTAGCACAGCTACTATATAATAAGTTATATAATTTTCTTCCTGCTTTATAACCAAAGAGGTCTATAATTTTTTGCTTAGTCATTATATAAAATATAATTTTTTATTAAGCTAAACTTTCTATATAATGATTAAAGTTTGGAACTTCTATTTTTAAGAGAGGATAATTATTATCATCAAAATAATCTTTAATTTCAACCCAACTTTTTAATGATTCTATTGAGTCAGTAAATTGACCAAAAGATATTTCTCCATTATTATCAAATTTTACACTATAAGGCACTTGTTGAGTTTTGTAAAGATATTGTACATAATCTCCAGGCACATGATAAAAACTATATAATTGTAATATTGTTGAATTACCTGGGGCTTCTTCATCTAATTGATATATTACACTTTTAGTTATATAATCATTTAATGTAAACATATTTTGAGGAATACCAGTATAAGATTTAATAGTTTCTACTAAAACTGAATTATCTGTATTTAATGGAGATACATTTTGTATTACTAAAACTGTTGAATTATCTTGCCCTGGAATAACTATTCCTTGGTTAGTTGTTTGATATTGAAAATTTATATTATTTGTATATACTTTTATTTGTATCATTTTAATTATATTTTTTTATTATAAAGTAGGAATTATTGTAAGTGGAGAAGACCATCCTGAAAAAATTACAAAGTTATCATCGTAAGAAAATGGTTTATTTAATACTCCAGGATTAGTTTGTAAGGTTACACTAGAATCTTTTACAAAATTATTTGGTCTTCCTGTAGTAGGAAAGGCAGGATCTGCTACCCAACCATAACTTAATTGACCAACATACCCATTAACACCATACGCTACATCTACAAATACATTTCCAAAAAGAGAAATAATTCCATTTCTACTTATACTAATAGGTCTGACAAAATTTTCAAAATAACATTCTGTAGCTACTATTTTACTATTACTACTTGCTCCCAAAGAGATATTACCCCCCCAGTTAATTACATTTCCTGTTGTATCTGCTATATATAAATTATTTGGAATTGCAGTTAAGTTTGAATTTTTAACTCTTAAATTATTTACAACAATAGAAGAATTTGCGTCTGCATAAAAAACAGATAAATTATCAAGAGGTGAATAATCTACTGTATTTTCATATCCTGTAGGAACATATTCTCCAGTAAAATCATTATCTCCTGATACATAAAGACTAGAATTATTTGCTGTTACAAAAGCTTCTCTATAAATATCATTAAATTCGATATTTCCAAAATAACTAGAAGATCCTAAATCATTTACACAGATTGATGAAAAATTATTAAATTTACAATCATCTGCCCTTAAAGATGCAAAAGTAGAAACATAAAATGGAACTTTAATTTTAGTATTATCTAATGAGGTATTAAATTCTAAATTATATAATTGAAGTTCTGCTTTTTCATTTATAGAAATGTAATAATAATTATTACTTGTAGTTTGAGTTGGTAAAATTACAGTACAATTATTCATAAAAACTTTTGAAAGATTACTAACTTGTAATCCTGATAAATTATCTACTGCAGAAGTTAATGTTAAGTTACGCATTGTAAATGCTGCTTGATCTGTAACTATTATAGCAGATAAACCAGTATTTATTGTAACATTTGCTTTATTTCCTGTTTGACTTTGAAATATTAAATTATATTGAAATTTATTTGTAATTAACAAATTGGTACTTAAAGTATATGTACCAGTTTGTAATGAAATAATAACTTCTTCTTTAGCAAAATGATATTTAGCTATTTCATCTAAAGCAGTTGGTAAAGTATTAAAAGGAGCAGGTTGAGAACTTCCTACTAATATTGTATTACTTACCTGCCATACAGGTTGTCTATCATTAATTAAATCTTCTAAATCAGTATACCAACATTTAATATAATTCCATATATTATTTAAAGTTACAGTTAAAGAAGATCCTGTAGCAACAACTGTTGCAGTATCATCACAGTTTCTTAAATTTGGTCCTACATAATCTACTGTATCTGTATCTGGAGTTACAGCACATTTAACTGTATCCCATAATAGAGCTAAAAAAGTATTAAAATTAGTACCTCTAAAGAGATAATCATCTCCATCACAATCTTGTAGATTATCTCCTGTATAAATTAAGCAATTTGTAGATTGTAATCCACAAGGACATTCTTCTGTAAATTGTTCAGTAGTACAAGTACAAGTAGTTGTACAATTACAAGTAGGAGTTACTTGAGTACAACTTTGACATTGTGAACAACTAGAACAGTTACAATTTGGATTATTATTACACATATTATATATTTTTTATTATTATTATTTATTTATGAACAAACTCCTAAAAATTGAATAGGAATACCTGCAATATAAGATGGTTCTATATTTATTGATGTTGGATTAGGGTTTCCTATAGTTGAAGTAAAAGTTCCTGTTGCAGTAGAATCTACAGTAAATGGATGAGAATGTTCTCCTGAAGACCCTACTAATGCATTTGACTTATATAAAGAACCTGATTCAGGATCTTGCATACCTAAACTAGTATTACACATATCTGCATTTCCATCAAAAATACCAGGAGTCCCACAATTTCCTAAGTTATCTCCTTCTATCATTATTTGATGTCTATGATTACCTGCTAAATCAGTGTTTCCTGTAAAATTTAAACTAAAGTCTGCATCTACATCCAAAGGTACTTCTGGAATATTACTTGGTATTAAAGTTATAGTATTAGATCCACCTGTTGTACAACATCCAATACAATCATATTTTAAATATCTGCCACAAACATTTATTGTAGGATAAGAAATACCATTAATGATATGAACATATCCATTAGCTATAGCCCACCCACTTAATCCTGCAGAAGCTAATCCTAACCCATTAGAAGTAAAATCACCAATAGCTCCAAAATAAGGAAGTATAGTTTTTTTAGGAACAAATGCTCCTAATTGAAATGTTTTACTAGTAGGAGTTTCATTAACTGTAACTCCATTACAAGCTGTAACATTAATAATTTTATTTGAAGGAGAATTATTTACTTGATTTTGTAAAGCAGTTAATTGAGTATTTAATGTTTGTAGTTGAGTACAAAAAGCAGACTCAGTATCTAAAATACTTTGTAGTACTGTTAATAAAGAAGTTTTAATTAAATTAATACAAGGACTGTTTTCTACTAAACTTGACATGTCTAATTGACTTTGGAGTATTCCAATACAATTATCAAACTTAGCAATTACAGATGTAAGTAATTCACCATTAGTAATAGTGTTACCATTACATATAACTAAATCAGGTCCAGAGTAATGAATTAATCCAGTATTGCTTTCTAAAGGGTTACAGTCTACACACATATTTTTTATTTAATTACTTTACAAACTTATGAATAAATTTTAAGTTTTTAATTAGTTTTTTCTATTAAATGAGTAATTGGTTTTAAGTCTAAACATTGAAGAGTAGTAAACACATCAAATTGGATATATTCATATTCAAATGTTTCAGTATATAAATAAGATTCATTAGAAAAAATTTCATTAGTAATAGAATCATATTGAAAATTAAAAAATCCTAAGTAATTTGCGTTTTCTAATATTTCTAATACTTTTGCTACATCTGCTACAGTATTTATTTGACAATTTATCCATAAAGAATAAATATAAAAACCATCTATATTAGGTATTGCAGGTAATTGAAATCTAAATTCTCTTGAAGTATCAATAGTTTTAGTAATTGTCTTCACTATTAATTCTACTTTATTTCCTACAATTCTATTAAATCTTTTAATAGTTTTAACAGAACCATCTTCATTACTAGTACAACTAAAAAATAACTTACTCATTTCTGGTAAGTTAAAATTATTTTCTAATAATTGTTTTGTATGAATTAATTTTTGTAATTTATCTTTACAAGTCCTATATCCATAAGTTTCTGATCTACAAAAAGATTGTACTAAGTTTGAAATTTCAGTATCTAATTTACACAATAAATCTTTATAAGTACTTAACCTCATATATTTAGTTATTTACAACCACAATCAATATTTAATACTCCTAATTTATACTGAAGACATGCATTTATTTCTGTAGCAGTTTCTTTTTTACAAAGGCTAGCAGAAGACTTTAGTCCTTCTCTATAAAGTTTTAATGTTTCAATATCTCTAGTTTGTTGAGTTAATTTACCTGTACAATCATTTTCATTACAACAATTATTTTGTAATAATTCTAAAGTTTTTCTATCTATAGTACAATCTAATTGACAAGTATTATAATAACAAAAAGTTTCACTATTAGTTGTTATAGGACTATTAATATTTATTTGTTGTTCTACAACTAATTCTAAAGTATAATATCCCTCTGCTATATCTTGTAGAGGTGCACTTATATTAGTTTGTTGGCCTAAATTCTTAGCATTTAAAGTAAGTTGTCCTTCAAATGGAATTAATAGTTGTATAGTTGTAGTTTGACCTGGATTTAATACATTAATATAAGTTGTTTTAATTGCACCTAATGTTAAATCATACTCAGAGGTATTATTTACATAAATATATTTGCAACTATGTTGACTAAATTCTAAATTTAAATTCATTTTATTGTGCTTTAAAGCTTTCGTATAAGTTTAATATTTCCTCTACAATAGGATCTCTATGGTTAGTTTTTAAAACTATTTTAGTGTAATTCTTTAATTCTTTTTCTTGTAAAAAATCTAAAAATTTAATACCAGTAGTAATTCCTTTACCCAAATCTATTTGGTTAATATCTCCACATAGCATCATCTTACTTCCTTTACCTAATCTTTCCAATACCATTTTTACCTGACTCTCAGTAGTATTTTGTACTTCATCCACTATAATTATAGCTTCACAAAATGTACTACCTCTCATATAAGCAAAAGGCTTTATTTGTATAGATCCTTCTTTTATCATACCATCTATCTTATCTTTCTTGTATAAAGAATAAAAATTTTGATAGATAGCTTGTACATAAGGATCTAATTTTTCTTCTAATCCCCCAGGTAAAAATCCTAATTTTTCTCCAGCTTCTACAGCAGGTCTTGTTATTATAATATGCTTTACTTGTTTTTTAAAAAACAAATCTAAAGCTACTTGACAAGATACTAGTGTTTTACCTGAACCAGCTTTCCCTGCAATATAAGTTATACTATTTTGAAGTATAACTGATTTTGCTTGTTTTTGTTCCTCATTTAAAGTAATTTGGAATCTTATATTTTTTTCTCTTTCATTTGCAAATTCTGGCATAAAATAATTTTAAATTAATTTAAAATTAATTAAAATGTTACAGAAGTTACGTCAGCTGTCAAATCTGCTTGAACACTTAGACTTGGTTGGTCAGTAGTTGTTTGAGTTGCACTATCCCAAACAGATTTTGGTAAAGTTCCAGCACCTAAGAATAACCCAGCTGCTAAATCTAAATCTGCTTGTACAAAAGATTGAGATGCAATAATTAAAGTATCTACTGATGAAGGTAAAGCTGTTATAGCATACAAATCTCCACTTGCAAGTGCTGCTTGATTAAATACAATTAAATTATTTACAGTTGCACCTATATAAGGGCCTTGAATAGTAAAGTTTGAAACAGTAACTCCTGCATTACTACCACTTGTACTTATTAAAAATGAAGTAAAATTTGCTTTATCAGTAATTCCAGAAATAGCCCAATCATTTGAAAAGAACTTAAAATTTAAAGGTAGGCATACATTAATAATTCCACAACAATCTAATACTTTTTCTATAATTGGTGTGAAGTTAATAGTCTCAACAGTTTTTGCAGGTCTAATAACATCTGTAGTTATCCACCATTGTTCAGATAATCTAGAAGGACATAATGTAGTTCCTGTAAAACAGTTATAAACATCTAAAACTAATTTGTTTAGAGATTGCCAATTAGCACCTGGTTTTTTTCTACCATAAATTAAAGCAGATTTTCTTATAAAGTAATCTGATTTGCTAGCAAGTAACCCATTACAACAAGTTATTCCAAAACAAGAGAATATGTCTCCCACTAAGTCTGACATATTAATAAAGGCACCTTGATTGACAAGTTTATGTTGTCCTTTGTAAATTGTCTCTGAAATAATATTTATTCTTTTCATTTTTTTATTTTTATTTAATTTTATAGTTATTATAGATTTTAAGGTATTACGTTATATCCTTTACTTATTAATATGCTTTCTAAATTTGTACCAGCTACAGAGTTAACATTACCTGTAAATTGAATAGCTGATATACCTACTGATAAACTATTTGCCCATGGTTCAGAAGCAACATATCCTGCAGTAGTTATTAAATTATTTTTTAACCTTAAATCTGTTAAACTAGTAGTTGGAAATAGTGTAGTTGGATTAAACTCTGTTAACAAATTATTATCTAAATCTAATAAAAAGATAGGAGAAGGAAGAGGATTAGTAGGATTAAATGTTACAATTTGATTATTTTTAAGCTCTAAGACCTGTAAACTACTTGGTAACGCAATTGTAGGGTTAAATGTTACTATTTGATTATTATTTAAATTTAATCCAGTCAAACCACTTGGTAAAGCAATACTTGGGTTAAAGTTTACTATTTGATTATTATTTAAATATAAAGCACCTAATGTAGAATCTAAAGGAATAGTTGGATTAAAGTCTGTTAGCAAATTATTACCTAAATATAAAGTAAATAAATTATCAAAACCACTTAAAGCGTGAATAATTTCAAAACCATTCCCAAAAACTCCAAAATTAACAGTTGATCCCCCAGTAACATTTATATTTGCTTGAATTCTTGTAGGAGTATAATTAAAAGAAGTTACAGTAATATTAGTATAATCTGAGGAACCTAATATAAATGCTTCAAAAGAAGCTTGATCTGTTACTCCATTAATACGTGGCCAATCTAATGCTGTTATATCAAAATTATAAACAGGTCCACAACAATCTAATATCTCACAACAAGTGAGAACTTTAATTATTATATTTGTAAAGTTGATAGTTTCAATAGTTTGTTTTGGCCTGATTACATCAGTAGTAATCCACCACTGTTCTTGGGTACTAGAACACAAAGTTGTATTTGCACAACAATTATAAACATCTAAAATTAACTCATTTAAAGACCTCCAATTGGGTCCAGGTTTTTTCCTTCCTCTTAGTAAATAAGTTTTTCTAATAAAAAAATCTGCCTTGTTTTCACAACAAGGAATACCAAAACAAGTAAAAATGTCATTGACAATGTTTGTTAAATTTACAAAGGAACCTTGATTAACTTGTTTTATTTGACCTTTATAAATTGCCTCTGAAATAATATTTATTTTTTTCAAGTATTTATATTTTATATAGTTATTTAAAATAACATGTAAATTTAAAAAATAATTTTAAATTTATTGTTTTTAATTTTTATTTTTTTTTATTTATAAAAAAATAGGTGGCAAAGAAATCTCTACCACCTACCCACACAAAACAACAGATATATTAATTTAAATTAATATATTTTATTATTATAATTTATGCAATACAATCAAGTTCAATTGTTTTTCCACAAGGTCCTGTAGTAACAAATGCATTTAGTACTCCTTCTACAGCTGCTTGAGTTACAGTATCTGTATTAGGAACTAGAATTGTAGTTATAAACTTAGGTGCCCATTTTTGACTGTTAGCATCTTCATTAGTAGATGTTGACTGGTGTCCTAGTGAATATTGACAATATGATTTTTCACACTCTACTAGCAAATTTTTAGTTCTTGAAACTTCTAGTTGAGCATAGTAAGGAGCTCCTGTAGTTTCAACTTCATTGTTCAAACCATCAAAACCTGTACCACCTGGCATTTCCATATACTCTTCCCACTGCAAATCTGCACCTACTCCTTTAGGCATTGCTAGAGCAGCTAAATTTTGACTTACAAGTGTACTATTTGGTGCCCAACCTGAATTTAAAATAGTTTGGATAGAACCAATAGTGTATCTCTGCATAATGCTTTCAGCTGTAGGGAAACAACCACACTCTTGAGTATTAACTTTGAAAGTTATTGTAAATCCTGCAGCGTAAGTAATTCCATTAACTGTAAGACCACCGCCTGTAATAGTAGCAACTGAAGCTACATATTTTTTTAGTAATTCATTTCCTTGAATTTCTGCAATGAATTTATTTCTCAAATCATTTACATCTGGAGTATAATCACAATCACCATCACATGAAGGACAAACTTCTGATTGTACAGAAATCAATTCTACATGGAATCTATTTTCTGGATAGAAAAAGTTCAATGTTGGATCACGTAATTGAACACCAATTGCATAATTAGTAGAGCAATCAATACAAGAGAAATAAAATGAAGCAGTATTTGAGCTACCTGCTTGTGGAGCATCTACATTAGCATAATCAATAAGACATGAAGAAATATTTTCTCCATTACTTAGTCTTACTTTTTTAGACTTTGTAGCTTGACCAGTAACAGTACCTACACCTATTGCAATAAAAATTTCTTTTACTCCTACAACAGTAGAAGCATTTACTGCAGTATTAGTTGCAGTGTTAAAAAATCCAATTTGACCTGGAGCCAAATTGTACCATTTGTTTACTGCATCGTACAAAGCTGTACCAGTTGTAACAATAGCAGCATTTCCTTTGGTTGGAAGGAAAATAGTTTTTTGAATTCTAGTTGACATAATTTATTTATTTAAAGTTTTTTAATATTATATTTTTGATATGTTTAAAATTTTATTTAATTGAGATTCAAAATCTATAGTGTTTCCGACATCTCTCATTGCAATTAATACTGCAATATCTATTATTTTGTTTGCTTGGAATGTAGAGTCAATTTCTATGTCTCTTTGAACTGCTGGAGTTCCATTAGGTAAGTTATAAGTTCCTCCTCCATTTAAAAAATCTACAGGATTACCTGGCCTTAAAGGCTTTCTGATATAAGTTAAAAATACTTTTTCTATATCAAAATCTTCATAATAAAGATATAATTTGTTTCCTGAAAGATCTAAATTTACTCTTTCAAAAGTAAATGAAGAATTAAACATAGGATCATTTACATATATATCATCTTTCTGAATAATGTAATTTTTTATTTTCTTTTTATTCTCACATTTTTCATTTTTACACAAAGAATATGATTCTAAATATCTATAATAATCATCAGGCAAATTTGCAGTATAATACTCATCAGTTACTTTAATGACAGGTATTTCTAGGTCTTTAATTTCTAACTGCCTAATGTCATCTCTGCGCTTTTGATTTAACTCTAATTGCTCACAAATATTTTCAACATAAATTATATAGGCCTCAAATATGTACTCATCAATCTGAGGTATAAGAAAATTTGCATTTCTTAATCCATCTACTTTATTAGCGTGTTGTTTAAATTTATAGTGGGCTTCTTTTATAGAATACATTACTTCATCTTAGCTTTTAAAGCTTCCTCTAAAGTCAACAATAATGCAGAATTTTCTGGTTTAGATAAGAAGTCTACAATATGTATTGTGTCAGTAGCAAGAGTCTCTCCATTAAATAATACTTTTGTACTTTCTTTTCTTAATATTGCATATTGAAACAACTGCTCTGTTAAAACTGTTAATTCTAATTTTGCTTTATTTTTAGGGTCTGATAATTCTAAGAATAAATCTTGTATAGCTGTTAGTGTTTCTCTAGAAGAATTTTCTGTAATTTTAGAGTAAAGTAAATCTTCTACAATAACTTCTTTTTCTTCACCTGTTAATTTTATTCCTAACGCTGTAGACATATTTTTCTTTTGAGTCTTAGTAAGTCCTTCAAATCTAGCATGTAGTTTACTAACTCTTTCTCTCTTAGTCTCTCTAACTATAGCATCTGCCTCTTCATCTGCAATAATCCATTCTGCTGTTGGGTGTTTTGACAAATTATTTTCTCCCACAATTGTCATAGGGTCAGAAGTCATAATAGCATAAACTAATTCATCTAAAGGATTCTTTAAGTCTAATATACTTATATCTCTTCCTAGTTTTGCTTTGCAATTTTTATTAGTAAAAAATGGATCTAATCTATTTGATGAATCTGCTTCTGAGATTTTTAATCCAGTTATTTCATCATTAAATCCTAATTTTTTTACTAAAGTATTTATTTCTTCTTTAGTATATCTAGCATTAATAGGTCCTAAATTATATTGATAAGATGCCTTATCAAATCTAGGTCTAATAGTATTACTATTGGCTAAGAAGGCATAGGTTTCTCCAATTTGTTTATAGGAGGGATCAATATTTACCTGCCAATGTTTATTTTTTAAAATATTAGGGTAAATTTTTACTTTCTGTGGTCTTGTTGTGTTTGACATATTGTTTGTTTTTTTGTGTGTTTATGTTTAGTGTGAAGAATGGAGTTGAACCATTTCGAGTTAGATTCCTGTAATCTACTTCACTATAAAAAGGGGTGATTAGTGGGTTCACCCCTTGAAACCCTAAAGGAATTTATTTTCCTCTCAACGCTGCAGGGATTAATTCCCCACACTTAGTAACATCTTTTACAAGGATACCAGCATCTTCCATTCTGTGTACAGTCCAGAAGTCACCAGCATGAGACATTAATGCTCCTTGACTATTTCCATAAGGGTTAGATAAACCACCTGTGTAACCATAAGCAACATCTCTTGAAGATTTCAAATAAGCAATGTTTTTACCAAAGCCATCACCTAAACCATAGTTTATAAATGTAAATCTTGAAGATTCTGCTGGATAACCATTCTCATCTAGGATAGTGTTGAAAGTTACGTCATCATAAGCTTTCATGTGCATAACTGTCAATGAACCACCAAATTTCAATTTGTATTGAGTGTATGGAGTTTCAGTATAAGACAATCCTGTTGGACCACCTGGTACCAATGAAGCACCATCAGTTTTGATGAAATAATCTTTCATATCTTTGAAGAAACCTTGAGTTATTTGATTGATAGCCTCATCAAACAATCTTAGTCCTATTTCACCTGTCCACATTACAACATTACGTTGGTCATAAGCTACTCTACCAAAGAATATATCTTGCAAAAAGTCTTTAACTAGACCTATTGTGAAAGTGTTATAAAATTCTCTATAACCATCTTCTAGTATTTCTTGAAGACCTGGACCTTGATTAACATAGTAACCTGTAGACTCATCAACTACTGTAGAACTACTTCTTTGATACATCAAGTGAAGTTCTTTTTCCATTTCAAATTCTTTGTTGAATTTGATTTCAGCAACTGAAGTAATATACATATTACCTTTGTTTTTAGAATTCATAGCAGTTGCAATTCTTTTTTGGAATGCATCTGTAGACTCTCCTGCTTTTCTTCCTGCAAGAATCAACAAATCAGCTTCAGTTAAGTTACCATTCAATTTTCTTTGAGCAGCATCTCCTGTCATTTGATATTGTTTTCTGAATCTAGAAAGACCAGAACGGAATTTAATTTTTCCAATTGAATCTACACTCATTGAACCACCTTTTACAGAGCCTTCAGAATAAGTAGAAGCAAGTTTCATAATTCTTGATCCAATAACAAATAGATCAGTTGGTACAAATAATGTAGGATCATCTGTCATCAATTTAACTGTGTAAATTGTTGCAGAACCATCTTTTTGACCAGCAGCCATAACACGCATGTTATATTTTTTGCTGTCAGTAAATACTAGAGTATCTCCTTCAACATAAGTACCTAGGTCAATTTTAATTTTAAATGGTCTTTGAGCAATACCTTTAGTAGTATTACCTGATTCAACATCCTCTACAATAAGAGATGGTCTATAACCTGATACCATGAATTCCCATTCTACTTTGTTTCCATCTACAGTAATAGTATCTGCACCTTGAGCTAGTTCAAGCAAAGGAGCTGTACCATCAAATAAAGATTTCATTGAAGCTAGTTGGCCCATACCACCTAATGCCTCTGTATCTGTTTTAATCAAACCTGCTTGGTAAAGATTATTTAGGTTGGTATAATTCATACCCCAGTTACGATCTCCCGTAAGCATTGGAGCTTTGATAATACCAAATTTACTTTGTGATAATTTCATATTAATTTATTTTATTTTTAAATAGTTAGTTTATAAATTCTAGTTTAATTTTTTCTGTTTTAACTTTTCCTGCATTTCTTTTTAAAATCTCAGCTAGTTTGCTTTTTTCTCTGCTAGCTATTTCAACTTTATCAGATTTGTCAGAAAACCCCTCATAGAGTTTGTATGCAAGGGCAACCATTTTTTCTGGATCTGAAAGATATTCATTCAATATTTTTTTAAATCCAGTAGAATTACCTATTACTTCTCCTTTTTCATTTTTAACTTCTAAAGAAGAAAAGATAAAATCTTCTAAGTTATTCTTTTCATTTTTAGCAATAACAACATTATTACTTTTTCCTTTTTGAATAACTTCTCTTATTTTGCCAACTGTTTTTACATATTGTTCTCTTTGTATTTTCATATACTCTTCTTGAGACTCAATAAGTTTTTGTTGTTGGTCTTCTCTAAAAGACTGTAAATCTGATTGAATTTTAGATGCTTGAGTAAATAGTTTACCTTTTTCAGTATATCCTTTTACAAGTTCATCAGATTCTTCTTCATCTAATCCTTTAACACTTATAAGATAATTCTTAACTAAAGCTGTAGCATTATCTTCATCTTCAATATTTACGTCAACCCAGTTAGTTTGTTCGTAAGTAGAAATATACTCATCTATATTTCCACCATTTTTTAAAAATTTAAGAACTCCATCTACTTTAGGGTCATCAACCTTATAAGCTTGCCTTACCATTTGTAAAGCTTTTTCTTCTATAGTGCTTTCATAAGCATCAAATAAAGACTCTTCATCTCCATTCCAATCTTCTGGTAAATTAAGTAACCTTCTTTCAACTAGTTCAGAAGCAAATACTTTTAAAGGATTCTCATTATCCTCTGCATCATCTTCTTCTGAAGTCTCTTCTTCATCTAGTTCTTCAGAATTATCTTTGCTTTTTTTATTTAAAATAGTTTTTTTCTCTTCCTCAGATAAGTCTAATTCATCTAAGTTTTCATCATCTATTAAATCAGAATTGATAAGATCATTTTCACTTTCTTCATCTTCATTAATTTCTGATTCATTTAAGGAATCTATTTTGTCTGTTAAATTATCATCCTTGATGATATTTTCATTAAACTCTAAGATTTCAAAATCTAAATTGTTATCTGTCATATTGTTAATTGTTTTATGTGGTTAATATTTTATTTGTTTTGTAGTACAAAATTAAAAAAAAATTATTTTATTTTTGAATTTATTATTTTAATAAATAAATAATTTTAAAATAAATAGTTGATTTTAAATGTTTTATATTTTTTTATTTGTTAAAAATAATATTATAGGTTTTTAATTTCTTTTTCTAATTTTTTATTTTCTAATTCAATTTTTTTTAATTTCTCAACATCTATTTCAGATTGTAAACTATTACTTTGTTTTAATTTTTCAAGTTCAAGTAAATCATTTTCTTTGTTTTCATTAATATCATTAAGCATTGCAAACCTAGAAGAACTTATTTCTGCAGCCTGTAAAGTAGTAGCATTTTTATCATCTGCCATTTGTTTTTGAAACTGCATTCTTTGTTGCTCTACTTGCATTTGCATTTGTTGCATTTGCATTTGTTGTTCTTGTTGTTGTTGAACTGCTTGCTCATCTCTCTTAATCTTATCTTCTTGAAGTCTATTTATAACATTTTTAATGTCTGTTGCATTTTCAGAAGTTAAAATTTCAGGAACTATTCTTAAGTCTCCACCTGAATTTTGTATAAGTGGTTGAATTAATCCTTTTAACTCATTGATTACCTGCGTATCTTTAAGTGTATTTGTAATATATACTTTATAATTATAATTAGCAAAATCAACTAACTCTGTATTTAATGTAGCTACACTTAGGTCTGATAAAATATAAGAAGCTTTTAATGGGTTATCTTTATAAATTACTTTACAAATTTCTATAAAGTTTTCAGTAGTTCTTTCTTTTACATAATTATGCATATAGAACCACTTTTCTGTTTGATTAGAAGATTGTATAATATTTTGTTGATTATTACCTATAGACTCATAAGGAGATTGCATTCCTAATCTGTTAGGATTATAACTCATAGCTTGAGTCATTTTTCTCTCAATATAATCTAATAAGTTTATTTTTTGTGCAATGTCTTGAGTATGAGATAGATTTATACTTTTCCAATACTGAGGGTCAATCCCCATACTTCTTAAATCCCCATCTTTTGAAGCACTAATCAAAGCTACTTTAAACTTCTTAATATATGTCATCCATTGTGTAGGAGTAAGGTCTTTAGGTATTTGCTCTTGTAAACCTAATAGTATATTACCTATATCAGTTTTCATAATCTCTATAATTTGATTTACAACCACATTATAAAGATACTGCCAAGGCTTTCCTAAATCTGCAATAGATATTGGTGCAGAGTTTCTTGCAGAGTAAACTGTTCCTGTATAAGGTCCTCTTATTTGAAAAGGATTATCAATATCTCTATATTGATTAGGAATAGGTTCAATTTTTAAATAAATCTTAGGATTGGTAAAAATCTTATAACCATGCCAATATTCTGGTATCCATAGAATTTCTTGTTTAATATCTGTAGCTTTATTAAATACATAAGTCTCATCAGCAATACTCTTTTCTAAAGTATTGTTCTCATTTAATCTATAAATATATTTAATTTTTTTCAGAGTCTTCCATACAATATGGGTTACTCTAAGTCTTCTAGTTTTATAATTATCATTATAATCATCTTGCCAAGGATCTGCCCAAGTAGGTGTATTTTCTGAATTTACACCATCCATAAGAGCATTAGGAATTACTTCCCATACTTTAGAATCTGAAGGAGAATTTAAAGTAGATTCATATTTATCTAAAACTTCTCTTTCTTCTTCAGTAATGATATTACCAAAATGTTGGTATATTTCATAAATACTTAAATATTCATCATAAGTGCACCAGTCAGACTCATCTAAGTAATCTATATCTTTAGACTTAGAGTAGTTAAAATATAATGGATTACAAGCTTTAATAATAGGCTTACCATTCCATTCTCCAGTCCAGTATACTTCTTCTCCTGTAATAATTACATCTTTCCAACCTTTATCAAATATACCTTTTAATCTATCTGTTCTTATGTGATATTGTAAAATTTCATCTGTTAGCTTTTCTTCAGGCAATTTAAAATGATTTGCCATGTATGTCTCTACCTCTACAGGAGTTGTTCTCTGTAAGGTTTGCTCTATTTGAGAATCTAGACTTTGCTGTAATTCTTCTAATTTTTTTAAATATTCAGGATCTAATGTAGGGTCCATATTAGCCCTAGCCTCTTGAATTTTTTTAGCATTATCTGCTTTTATCTTTGTTAGTAATTGTTCTTTTACTATTTTTGAAGTATTTTCTATTAACAACTCTTTGCGAGTTTTTTGTCTAACAGCCTCACTATTAGAACTAGTTGTAACTACTCTTAAGTTAAAAGGCCTTTTAATCTCTTCTCCCTCTAAATCATTTAACACATTTTGTAGTATAGGGAAATGAATATAGTCACTTTGGTTAAATTCCATTTCTGGAATATCAACTCCTAGTTCTGTAGAAATAACTCTACCAGTATCTAAGTAACTATCAAAGTCCATTCTACCATTAAATAACTCATAGTTTATTTTGAACTTTTCTTTTCTTTCATTATAAAAATTATATTGGTTAGCAAAAAAATCCATTTTTGCTCTAGCCCATTCATAATTATTTGCTATTTTTTTATTATAGGAATATCTATCAGTGCCTACTTGAGACAAAAGTACACCACTAACATAATTTTCATTTACTACCATGTAATAATAATTTAATCTACAAAATTAAAAAAAAATTAATAATTTATTAAAAGTTTATTTTTGAGCCTGTTATTATGCAATTCTTGATAAAAATCTAAACTAGTTTTTTTAACAATATTTTCTGTCTCCTTAATAACCAATTCTTTATCTTGTTCAATCCAAAGCATTAATAGTAAAAAAGCAGATACCCTGTCAAAGTTTCCCTTATCATTGTATTGTATAAGTTCTTCTAATAGCAAATCATCTTTAATTGTATCTAAGTTTCTGACAATTATTTCTCTATTAGTTCCATCTATTAACTCTTCAACATATTTCTTTTTTTCTTCTAGCAACCATTGTTGGGACAATCTTAGAGCATATTGCTTTAGAGGATTTGTCATAGGTACTCCTACATCATATTTCATTGTAGGGTCTTTTACAGCCTTTTCAATAATTTGTTTAGGTGTGGGAGCAAGTATATGATAGTTGCCTGTACGCATACAATAGTTTTTAAAGTCAATAATGTTATTCTCAAACATTACTTGTGCATTAAAATATTTAGCAGCTAAAACACATTGTAAATGAATATCTTCAGGCATATCATACCTTCCTACCCACCAAGCTACTAGCTCATTACCATTGCCATCTATTGTGTTATTAGATTTGTAAACATATATAGCAGCCAATGATGTACCACCCCCCTCATCTTTAATAGGGTCATAAATTATTTTATATAAATTAGTAGGAATTAATCCAGCAGGAGGGTGTTCATAAAATTCCCAAGCACTTTGTAAGTTAGATTTTTGGTCATGAGGGAATCTATCAATAGGTCTCAAGTCTGTATCAGCCCTAAATTTTACTCCAAAAATATAATCTTTATCAGGAATTAAACTTCCAATTGTTCTTAAGTGTTTTTTGTATTGGTACTTATCATTATTTGCTTGAACTTCCCTAAGCATAGCAATAGGAAACTTATTACCTGTCCTAGATAAAAACATTTCTGAAGGCTTAATAGGCCTAGACATTATTAATTCATCATAAGCTACAGTATTGTTAGCTTTTTTAGCTTTCTCTCTTTCATAATACTCATACTCTAATGCTTTTTCTATATTAGTATTTCCATTCTTATCTTTAAACATTTCATTGGTATAATAAGCTGGTAAGAAAAATCCTATTTTATTTCTACCCTCATAAATATCATTAAAACTTAAAAAATCATAAGCTTCAGGATCTCTAAATATAATCTCTGTTTCAATAACTTTGTCCACATCTCCTGATGTACCAATGTATAAAGAAGACCCAAACTTACCTGTTCCCAAGTCTTGTGTAGATCTATTAGCTCCATGTATTGTGAGCAAACTATCCTCCAAACCTACCTCTTCTATTACTATTACAGTATAACGACCTCCAACTGCAGCTTGCTTATTTTCTTTAAAAGTTTCATGTTTTAATAATGTTCCTGTACCTACAACTTTTGTAGTATTTCCAATTTTTTTCTCATAATGAAATCTATATGGATTTTTAGAATTACCTACTTTTAATGTTCCAGAACTTTGTCTAGAAAAAGGAGGAGGAAACATTTCTCTACCATTTGAGTATTCTCCTGGTAAATTATCAAGAGAATCTTTAAATTTATCTAGTAAATCTGAAGATTTAGAAGCAATAGGTGCACCACAAAATATCTCTACTTTATTTCTCTTAGCTAAAAAGTCTTCCATACTTTTTGCCCCATCTGTTAAATACTCATGCTCTAATATAGCTGATGCCATAAAAGATTTACCACCCCCCCTAGATCCAAACAAGAATAAATTAGTAGAGTAGTTATCATATAAAGGTATACCTAAAGGCTCTTTATGAGTAGAGTTTAAACATTCTAAAGGATCTATATATTCTTTTAATGTACCATTTTCTTTATAACAATCTTCTGTTAAAGTCTCTAGTAAATGTAAAGGAATATCAGCATTATTAGGATACTTTAATTTTTGTTCTTTTAGATAAACTGTATAGTTAGAGGTATAATCAGGATCATCTTTAAACCCACTAAATCCTCTAGCTATAAACCATAAGTTCATTATAGTATAATTAATATCCCAAAGAAAAGGCTTACTTTTAATCCTTTGTTTTTTTACTGTAACCATCATTGTATGATAGTTAATAAAATAATATAGTTGAGGAGGAATAAATCTATATCTTATTCCTTGTTTAGTTTCTTCTTTTCCCCAATAACCATAAATTAATCTATTCAATTCTTCTGTCCAATATATTTCATAAGCAGAACTATTAGGATGTAAGTTAGGATGGGTTTTAATAAAATCTGAATTATCCTCTATTATAGGAAATAATAAATCTGTATTTATTGTCATTCTTTAGGAGGTCCAGGTTTTATATCTTTTCTTTTACTTGTATCTGAAGGGTGGTCATTAATTCCTTTTAAAAAATTATCTATAGTAGAATTTAAATCTATTGGAATAAATGTAATTTTTATGGGATCAAAAGCAACATAATTATATTCTTCAAATTCTTTTAAAGCAAGTCTTAACTTTTTTTTTGTGTCTTTAGCGGAAATATCTCCCTCTACCTCAATAACTTTATCTTCGGTATCAATCAATATTATCATCTTTTACATTTAACTCTTCAGCATTTTTTTTGTCTAGTTCTTCTTGCCAAGCAGCTTGTTGAGCTTTATTATAAGTTTTCATAATACTTGAATACCAAAAATATCTTCCTTCTTTTAGGGAAAACCTTTCTCTTTGCTTTGGTTGATTATATTGATTTGGTGTGTTCATTGGGTACATAGTATGTTATTTAATGTTACAAATATATTTATTATAATCTAATACTAGTTCTTCATCTACTTCAATATTTGTTAAAGTATATAAATAAACTAAATCACCTTTTTCAACAAAGGTACAATTCTCTTCCTTAGAATGATTAATAAATCCACCTAAAGGTAATCTAATTAATTCATTACCAACTAATTTGTGAGAAATCCCTAAATTAGTATCTTTTGCTATTTCTTCCCCAGCAAATAAACCATTTCCTTCTATATCACTAAAACCTATAAATAATTCTTTTGGTAAAGGTCTATACGTATAATTTTTTGGAAGCTTGCTCATATTATTATTTTAATAGTTTTTCAGTAAATGATTCTTCTCTACCACCTCTAGCTCTAGTTTCAATATTTTCTGTTTGGTATTCTTTATAAATTTTACCAAATGCTTCCCATATTGCTTTAGATTCTTTTAACATTTTATCTAACATTTCAAATGTCCTTTCGTTATAAGTTTGTTTTTCAATAAACTTATTTCTTTCCTCTATCTTATCTTGCCAAGTTTTTAACTCTCTTTGTATCTTAGTTAAAACTACTTTAGGATACTGTTGAATTAACTCTTCATATTTATTAAAATCAAACTTCTCATCTTCTAAATAATAAAGCTTAATGTCTTCTTCTCTTTCATCTTTTCTTAATCTAATCTTTGGACTACTAATATCACATAATAAAAATATAGCCCACATAATTTTAGAAGTCCTAGTCTTTTCTCTACTACTTTTATAGAATGTTCTATAAGGCTCTGCATGCATAAACTCTGGATTTACTTCCCAAAATTTACTAACATTTTTTATATAATCAAAATTCTGCATCAAATAATAATCCATCGTTTGTGTTTTTATTATTATATAAATATAAATTCTTTGTATTTACTCTTTCTCCAGTTTCTATATCTGTAAACTCTTTTACTATAATCTCCTCACTATCATAATAGTTTCTTTTTATTTCATCACCTGTTTTAATTTTTCTAGTTGCTACTAAGTAATGACCATTTACTTTGACATTAGGATCAAAAGAATGTTTTATATATTTTACAATAGGATCTATTATATGATAATTATCTTCTAGTTGTATTGTGTATTGGGTAGGTACTTTGGATTCTTCGCAACAAATAAATAAAATATTTTCTCCTACAAAAAAATCTTTATCAGAGATAACTATTTTTAATTTGTTTTTCTGTATTATCTTAAAATTATTATTATTCATGTATTAATCTATCTTTAAAAATTTCTGACAAACTATCATGATATAAAACTATATCTTCTCCTCTTAATAATTTCTTTAATTGCTTTTGTTCTAATGGCAATTCTAACAAAAGGTTTTTAAATTTATTATTTGCTGATCTAAGTTTTAATTCTTTTTTATCATAAATAGGAGTTTCATTAAGATCTACTAAACAGTCTATTCTTGGAAAATGAACAATAGACCTCATTGATTTATCTAAAAAACAAATTGGAACTGTAGTGTTCATTAATAAGAAAAATCCTGAACTTGAACATTCCTCAATAGGATAAAGAACTATATCTTCATAATCCTCAATAGCTTTAGTTAAAGGATGTACAAAACTTGTATATCCACCAGGGGTATTAATAAAAAAGTTAATTGGTAAATCATTATTATTTAAAAATGTTATGGCATCATTAATTGCTGATAACTCAAAATCATTGTTAAAAATATAAGTTAATCTTTTATTATCTACAATTAGTTCCATGATAAAGCTTTAAGCAGTAATTTGTTTTATAATTCTAAGAGATATAGTAGTACAATTACCATGAACATAAATAAATTTATCCGCAGGAGAAGATAATTCAATACTAAAAAATAATTCTTTAGATTCTCCTGGTTCAATTATTGTGCCAGTGTCAATTCCTGAAGGAGTTGTACACCCACAACTTTTAGCTACACTCCTACAAGTAAATCTAGTAGTGCCAATATTCTTTATTATAGAAGATCCTGAAACAGTTTGATTTTTTTGACCAGTAACAGTTACACTTGATGGTTCAAATACTATTGTAGTCAAATCATTATTTGGGTCTAAGTTATTTTCCATTTTGTTCTATTATTATGTTATTTTGTGATTTAAAGTTTGACCAACTTTCTTGGTCCATCATATCAGGAAAACAAGGGTTATCTACTTTTTTACACCCTGCGGTACCATAATATAAGTCAGGAGTTTCACATCCACATTCTAAGCAGCTACCCTTTAAGGTGCATTCTTTAGCTACTTCTGCTCTCCATAGCACTTGCTCTTTTTCCCAATCAGATAAAAAACCTGCCTCCCTGAGTTGAGCAGAGAGGAAGTTTTTTATATTTTTAAAATTAATCTTTGCAGGGTTAGCTGCATTTGGATCTGCAAACATATATCTTATTTATGATAGTTCTAAAATATCCCAGTTTTCATCAAAGTCTGATTTTGATTTTTTAGAAGACTCTTTTTTATATTCTTCTTTGTCTTCACCTTCATCTTCTGACTCTTCACTCATAAGAGGGTTTTCTTCAAAATATTTTTTCATACACTTATATGATCCTTTTTCAATATCATATATGTCAACAGTTAGTAGCCAACCATTTGTTATTTTTTCAATGCTTTTTGTAATGTCCTCTTTATCATTACTTTTAGTCAAAGTAAATGTTTCTTTGTCAGTACTTTTAGCCATAGAGTATGACTGTTTTTCTAAATTTTTTTCTTTTACTAAATACATGTTTCCTTTCATTTTATTATAAATTATGTTTAACGGTTATTATATCTTCTGGGATTAAAAAAGTAAGTTCTAAAGGTTCTTCATTTTCTTCTATTTTATGACAATAGAAAGAAAATGGCATCATGCCCTGTAAATAACTACCAAATACTGGTCTAGCTTCTTTGCTAGGATCATTTCCCTCAGGATGTTTGTAACTTACAATAGGTCTGTCTACAAAATGGTCTGGAACAGATACTATATCTCCTGCAGAGTAGTCAGAGTTTAAGCCTGTTTTTAATACTTTAAAAGCATTTTTAATTTCTGTAGCTTGTTTCTCAATTCCAATTAGTCTTGAAGCTAACTCACTTTTGTAAGCATAGCACTGGATTAAGACATGTTTTTCTTTTTCAATGTTAAAATTGAAATCTGGAATACTTTTTTCTTTAAATTCTTTTACATTCATGATTTTTGTTGTTTTGGTTTATAATTTAATTGTTTTAATGTGTTTATAAGGTTTTTTACTTTTTTTTGGTTTCTTATTTTAAATGCTGCTCTTAATTTTCTCTTTAGTTTAAATATACTTGGGATTAGTTTTCCAAATTGTTCAAAATATATTTCCCTTTCTGAGTGGGATAACATTTCTTTTTTGACATGAGTTATATAATCTTTATATATTTCTTCTACTTCCTTCTTATTTATATTTAATCTCTCTGCAACTTGAGTATAAATGTTATCCATTAATTATTATTTAACGCATTATAATCCTTAAGCCAATGTAAAGTAAAATAAAAATTATTATTTTGTAAGGTTTTTTTATAAAATCTTCTAAATTACTTGTTTTTTTAAGCCATACATGTAGCCAAATCATAATGTACAAAAATATAAAAATATTTATTAATGTAAACAAAAAATTTATCATACTAAAATAATGTTAATAGAATCATCTAAACTTAAACAAATGGTTAAGTTCTTATAAGTGGTTAATTCTTCATAATCTTCTATACCTAAGTCCCTCTTCAAAGTTTGATAAGTATTATTATTCAGTATTAAAAACTTTCTATACTTTGAATTATAAATTTTTATAATATCTATTATACTCTTATTCATATTGAAAGGTTATTTCTAATTTAAACTCCTTGCTTTTATATAAAGTGATTAGCCAAGAAGGTAATTCATACTTTTCAATCTTAGCTTTTGAAAATTTATCACTAGATAAACTCATTTTTTTAGTAATAATATTATTTTTAACTAGCCTATCATTAATATAAGCACCTACATATGAAGAATATACACCTATTTCCTTGGCTATAGCCACATGCATTTGATTCATATTCTTAAATTGCTTTCCATTTAGCTTTTGATCCTGATCTAAAATATAATATAGTACCCAATATAATACTTCATAAGTTTTATCTGATAATAATATTCCCTTACTAGCTAATAATACCCTGGCCCTTTCTATAAACCCATCTTTTTTGTTATTTTTAAACTCTTGTTTTAAAATTTTCATTTTAATATTGTTTTATGTAATGCAAAAATATAACATTTTTTTTAAATATTATGTTTTTTTTATTTTAATCCAAAAATACTAGTTCCTTTTCTAACATTTCCTCTAAAGTATCCTCTGTAAACTCACTACAATCCTTTGCTAATTGCACAAAAGCCTCAAAATCATCCTTATGTATTCCGAATCTGTCTAATTTATAGGTCTCATAAGGAGCACAAGTCTCATCTAAGGTAATCTCTGCTAACTGTACCCCCTGAATATTACCCTGATTAGGATGAATAGTTATCCAAATACAAGTATACTCCTGCCCCTTAATAACCCACTTCTTTGAAGGTATCTCATCAGGCTTGTTTAAGTCATTGATACATATTAATCTACACATATTATTTATTTTTTATGTTCTTCATAATAATTTAAAATAAATCCTAAAAGTACTACTATGTTCATACCACAAGATACCAGTACCTCATGTATATCCTCATAGATAGTAGTCATAAGGTGTATATGCCCCACTGTCCAAAAAGGAATAGCTAGGTTTTGTGAAATCCACACAATTAAATACTTGAAAAATTTTATCATATTTAAATTTCATGCAAAATTAAATATTTTTTTTCAACTAGTAATAAAAAAAAATACCAGCTTCTTCTAATTAAAGAAAAAACTGGTACCTATAAGTAAAATATTGTTTATATAACTCTAACCCTTTAACTAATAAGTTAAATAAGTTCTTTTAAAGCATAAAAAGGTTAACCCAGACTTAACAGGCATACCAGTATTTTAGTAAACTTAGTTTCTTTGTTCCTATTAAGTAGTTGGTTTATAAGTAATCATATATCTCTACTTAGATTACCTACTATCCTGTATACATTAAAAGTAGAATTACTCTATTTAAACTTTTAATCTTTCTCTCCTTACCCTTCAGGTGAGCTTGTTATCCTGGGAGGTCCTACCTTATTCAAAACTATCTAGTGAAATCCTTACCAACCAACTTTTCAGTTCAAATCTCAGGGCACTAGAATTTGTCTCAGTGAAAAAACTGATGCAAAGTTAAGTAAAAAAAAGTTATTGATACCATATTTTTTAAAAATTTTTCTGAAGACCCCGTAAAATCTAAATTTTTTAAAATTTTTTTTAACCCCCTAGGCAAAATTGTTTTTGAAATTGAGTGCTGGAGTATCCCTCCCTCCAAGCCCCAGCTAACTTCGGGATTTTGGAATAGCCCCACCTATTATTAACAATTAAATTTTTCAATTATGCAATCAAATTCCAGTACAACTGTAGTAGGCTCAGCCACTTACACACAAATTGATACTCTAGTAGTGTCACCAATTACTTGTCAGATAACTTCTAGCAAGGTAGTCCACTCTGACAAAGATAACTCTGACACTCAAGTATTTGAGCTTGAATTTCTAGGGGAGTATAAAGGCGCAGGTATGCAAAAGGCTTATAGAAGATTAGGCCAAGGTATCACCAAGACTGGCGAAGCCTTTACTGTAGCACCTTTGAAGACTTTGGACAACTGCGAGATTATAGTTACCAAGAGAGATTCTGATGGTACTGTATTCTTCTCTGTTAAAGGCAGAGCAAAGGATTTCACTGCTGAAGCTGCTGATGCTGCTGCAAGAGCCAAGAGTATCTTTGGTTAAAAATAAGGGGAGAAATCCCCTTGTTTTTTTTTAGTATTTTTAACACATTTAATAGGAAAAGAAATATAATAATTTATCTAATTTTTAATTTATTAATTAAAACACAAAATAAATTATTTATTTTCTAAACCAATTTATTTTTATTTAATTACCTATTTAACAAAAAAATTAATCTTAAACTCTACATTGTTAGTTGCCATATCTAACAACATAAAGTTTTCAAGTTTGGTATCTATAATACCTAATTTTTTTTGTTAATAGTTTGGAAATGAGGGAGTTTGGTTGGTAGTATTACTAAGAACTCCCTTTTTTCCTTTTTTTTCAAAACACATTATAGGCCTTTTGGTACATTATATAGCAAAATGTTTATTTTTTATACCTGAGCTACAGGGTTTTTTAGATTACACAGAAGCTAAGTGAAAGTAATCTATATAATTAAATGCACCATAACTCACTTCCCAAGGGTGAGCAGTTGTAATATCAGTACAAAGTAGAAATACTGGGGTACTTATTACAATTGAGTGCAGAGGGAAATAAAAACTTAACAATCCTAAGTTGTTGAAGGCACTTAGTTCCCTAATAATTTACGAATATTGAATTAACAACAGTTCTTTATAGTATTTTATTAGGGTTTTAGTGTAAAACACAATCCATTATTAAATCCTGAGCTACAAGGATCAAGAACTACTACAGAAGCTTAGTGAACAGTAGTTTTTATAATTAATATTAAACAATATAACTATGTTAGGAATTATAGTAATTTTCATAATGGTCTACGGATCATATTGTGCTAAGAAAGCACACCAAGAAATAATTAACAACAAAAAACTTTTTAAATAACAAATAATTAACTTTATTAACACTAAAAATTAACAAAAAAAATGGAAAATTTATTTAACAATTTACAAGAACCAACAGGAGACATTAAAGTAAGTACAGAAAAAGAATGGTTATCTCTTAATTTAGGAGGAACTATTGTACTACAAAAAGGAAATTTTTCTCAATCATTTACATATTGGGGAAATGTTAGTAAAATGAATTTTAATAACGCTAACTATATAACAATGGAAGATTGTGATTGGGATACACATACTACTATGCTAGGCAATCTTAAAATAGATAGTATATCTAAACTTAGAACTACATTAGAGAATAGTGGGTTAAAAACACTTTCAGATAGTCTTAATTTTAGCACTGAAGAAATAAAAAAAGCTATATTTTCTATTGTTCCTAACTCAACCATAGTAAAAAATGTATTTAGAGAAAACTTTATATTATGGGAATCATTAACAGATAATGAAAAAAAAGTAATAAGAGTAAAAGATGCAATAGAAAATTACAATGATTACTTTGTCAACAACCCTTATAAATTAAAATATTTAATCTTAAAAGAAGATGGTAAATTAGATGGTGAAACAATACCAACAATAGATCAACTAAATGAAAGATTAAATGACTTATTATTTAACATTAAAAATTAACAACATGAATTCAAATTTTTTATCAAAAGTATGTATAGCTTTATTTTTAACAACCTTATTTTTATTAATTTCCTCATTATTATATGTTTATCATCAAACCAATTTAAACGCAACTTTGTTTGAAGTAGAGTTAGTTGATAGAGATATATTAGTTTATGACAATGATAATTTTGTAGGATCAGTAGAATTGCAAGGGCAATTAGACAGTCTAATGACTGATTACTTGCAGTAAATTTATAAAGACATTAAACTTAACTAACAAACCTTTTAATGGGACTGTACCTTTTAGCATTTAGCTATTAGGTGCAGTTTTTTATTTATTAACATTAACTTATTTAAAATGAAAGATCCAAACTTAACAAATTTAATTGATATTAAGTTAGCTGCTTTGGTAGCTCGTAAAAAGTCTGAAAATAAACTTAGTAATCAAATAGCAGAGAATAAACTTTGGCCTTCAACATTACAAGAAAATTCAGTATCACATTTTAGTGCTCAAAACACTAACTATAGTGCAATAATACAAACCATTAAAAATTATAATGGATAACAAATACATTTAAGGCATTGTATATAGTTGCCACACAAAACACAATATAGTTTTAAATGTATAGGTAGCTCAAACCTTAATCAGAGCTCTGTTTGTCAACTACATAATAAGTTGATACCTTGGTGGTTATATGGTTAAACCACTTTTTATTTTTTAAATAAGATTATGACTAAAAAGAAAAAAATTAGTATAGTATTTGACTTTGAATCTGTTGTAGAAATAGATTGTTTAGATTAAAAATTAACCTATTAACAAAAAAAATATGAAATTACCAATATTCTCAGACTCATTTATAGAGTTTTTAAACAACATTAAAAAAGAATCTAGAATTGCTAGATTAATAATATCTGTCATTCAAATGCACAATGATGGTTTTAAGAATATGTTACCTAGAGTATTAACTAATGACAATGTTAATTATATTACATATAGATCTGATGGTAACATATCATTTTTACCTACTGGAAAAGAACACGTTGTAAATGATGACAACACTTGGTCTAGAACTAATAGACAATCTGGCAAACCAGCTAAAATAATTCGCAAATTATTCACAGACAAAATGTTATCATTACTTAATGAACAAGACTTTGAAATATTTAATAACTACTATAAATGTAAATTTAACACTACAGGATATAGATTTGAATTATTAGATAATACTCAAATTGCTGAAGTTTATGATATGACTTTAGAAAATGGAAGTTCAAGTCTAAATAATTCTTGTATGAATGGTAAAAGTGATTGTTTAGATATTTACACTTATTGTAAAGACTTAAAAATTTTAGCTTTATTTAACCAAAACAATGAATTAGCAGGTAGAGCATTAGTATGGACTATTATAGATGAAGAAATAGATGGATCAAAAATTATCTTAATGGATAGAGTTTATGTAACTCAGGACTATTTATATGATTTATTTATAGAACATGCTACATCTAATAAATGGTGGTATAAACAAGATTATAAGTCTATGCATAGTAAAACTAGTTTTATTAATTCTGAAGGAAATGTTTTATATAGAAAGTTTAAAATATATACTGCTACAGATTTTGACACTTATCCTTATATAGATACTTTTCAATATGGTGATGATGGTTATTTAACAAACCAGCCTGATGGTAAATATGAATATTCTAGTACAGATGGTGAAAGATCTGGAGGTGATGTTTATGATGATATTACAGGTAATTATATAAGTCAAGATGATGCAGTAACAATAGAGTATGGTGAATATGAAGGTGAAAGAACACATATAGATAATACTGTAATGGTTAATGATTCTTATTATTGGAAAGACAGTGAAGATTTATGTATTATTAATTATGAATACTATCTTAAAGAAGATTGTGTATATTCTGATTATGATGATGAATACTATTTAGAAGACGATTGTGTATATTCTGAATATCATAGCACACATATATTAATATCAGATGCTTATGAAGTTGATGGTAACTATTATCATCAAGATATTGTAAACAAATTATAAATTATTAAACAAAAAAATTATGAACAGATTACAAGAATTAAAAAATGTATTAAAAGTACAAACCTCTTCTTATGACCAATGGAGAATGTTTGCATTTATAATAAGATATATTACTAAATTTAACAATATTTCTTATTACACAGATAATGGTAATGTATACATTACTAAAGGAAGTGCTAACTCTTACCCTTGTGTAGTAGCTCATATGGATACTGTTCACTCTATTGTAGAAGATTTATCATTATTAACTATAAATGAGAACATTACAGGATTTAATAATGTTACTATGACTCAAACAGGTGTAGGGGGTGATGACAAAGTAGGTATATTTATAGCCTTACAATGTTTAAATCATTTTGACAATATTAAGTTAGTCTTTTTCAGAGATGAAGAAGTTGGTTGTCAGGGATCTTATCTAGCAGAAATAGACTTTTTTAACAATGTTAATTTTGTTTTACAATGTGATAGAAGAGGTAATAGTGATTTTATTGTTAATGCAGGAAGTGTAGAATTATCTAGTAAAGACTTTCAGAATGACATTATAACTGTAATTAAAAAATATGGATATTCTTTTAATAATGGTATGATGACAGATGTTATGGCTTTAAAAGAAATTGGCTTACCTGTCTCTGCAGCTAATATTAGTTGTGGGTATTATAATCCTCATATGGAAAATGAGTATGTTAATATTCCAGATGTAATGAACTGTTTAGATATGGTTATAAATATTATTGCTAGTTTTGGACATAAATCATACTATCATGTATACAATACAACAGTGTCTAAAAATAAAGACAAAAACTATAATTATAATTTTTTAAAAACTAATTATGGTATTTTAGAAGATGATTATATTTTTGACACAACAGATTCTTATACATTTAACAAATCAGAAGAAATGGATTACAAAAAAGAATATTATTATTGTAAAAATTGCTTAACTTATGAATATAAAAGTAGTTTACAAAATGATTTATGTGATTTTTGTATGGAATATGAAACTGAAAAAAACAATTATTTCCTTTAAATAACTAAATATGACTAACAACGAAGAAATATTTAATCAAGGATTAGATATACTAAATAAATTTAAACTAAATTGGAACGTAACAAAATTACCTTTATTTTCTAATTTAGAAACTGACATTTTACCCACCAATTCTTTTGGTATTTTTAGAACAGATACAAATGAGTGGTTAGGAACTCATGGTAAAAATTATGTTCCTTTGCAAAACTTTGATTTAATTAATACAGTATTAACTGCTTCACAAGACATTCAAGACTTTAATTTACAAGAAGTTAGAGCTGGAGTTTTTTTAAAAGGTAGAAAAGTGTATATTCAATTACCATTAAGGAATGAAGAAATAGGTGCTTCTCAAGTTAAAAGATGGATTACAGCATTAAATTCTCATGATGGTAGTACAGCAGTAGCTTTTGGTTCACAACAAACAGTAATTATTTGTGAAAATACTTTTTATAAAGCTTATAAAGAATTAAATAAAGTAAGACATAGCTTACATATGAATCAAAAATTAGAAGTTATGGTAGAAGATTTAAATGCTTCTTTACTATTAGATAAATTAATGGTAGATGAATTTAAGTCTTGGATTGATAAACCTATTACTACTAATCAAATAGATGCTGTATTAAAGTCTATAGTATCATTAGATGATACACAAGATTTGGAAGACATAAGCACTCGTAAAAGCAATCAAATCAAAAAAATTAATGAATCTTTTGAAACAGAGTTTGCTACACAAGGAGAAAACTTGTGGGGATTATTTAATGGAGTAACTCGTTACACTAACCATAATATGTTTCCTAATAAAAGTCAAAATAGTATTCAAGAAAGCTTAATGCTTGGTCAAGCAGCTAAAATTAATGAAACTGCTTTTAATCAAATACATGCATTTGCAAATTAATTTAAACTAATTAAAGTAGTGGGAGTAAAATCCCACTATTTTTATTTTATTAACAAAAAAATTTAAATTAAAATAATGGAATTTAAAATCAAGGAAATAATTGAACAAATAAAATTACTTAATGATACCGATTTTTACAAAGTTAATAATGTAATAGATGAACAAGATTTACATCCTGAAACAAAAAAATTAGCTAACTCTAATAGACGAATAATGACTTTATTCACTCAGCTCTATTGGCAGATAAGACAGGAAAAGAATAGGTTTTTAAAGTAACTATTAAATATAAAAGTAACAAAAAAAATGAAAAAATTAATTACATTATGCATGCTTATAATAGCTATGCAATTAAATTCTCAAATGGTTAAGACAAACCATGGTTGGGATTATTACTCTAAACTATATTTATTTAAAGAATACGGAGAAAAGGCAATATATTTTTCAAGAGTATCAAAGTTATCATATAATGAGAATGATAATGGTCTAATGATAATATACACAGATGGCCAAACAGAAACACTTTATTTAACTCAAGTTGAACCAATATTTACATCAAAAACTGATGCAGGACATAAGTATGATGTACATGAAATGTTAAATTATACAACATATACTGGATTGTATCTTCAAATTATATTTGCTGAAAAGGTAGTAATGAGGTTATTTTACCCAAATGGATTTAGAGAGTATTCATATTAACTTAACAAATAAAAATTAAACAAATGAAAGATTATTTAAAATTTAAATTACAAGGTGCTGCAGAAGCAATTATAAATCTACATGAAAATTTAGATCCTAAATTAAATGTAAAAGCCTTTGCTTATTATAATAACTTATCAAAAACAATTGATGTTACACTATATTGGAATAGTGATTATAACATTGATATTAATGAAGAAGTAGAAATGAGTAAAGATTTTAATGATATTCAAGACTTTAATGAATTTTGTTTTGAAATATGGAATTTTATTGATGAATTAGAAAAGACTAAATATGATTCAGAGTATTCTCCTAAACAAATTAAAAAAGAATTTGAGGAAGAAATGAAATCAGAGTATTTAAGAGGAAATTAATAATAAAGATATGAATGAAGCAAAATTAAAAGCAAAAGAATTAGTTGACAAAATGTTACATTGTTATCAAGGTAATATTGATGAATATACTGCTAAACAATGTGCATTAATAGCAGTTGATGAAATATTAGATGCTTGCAAAACTTATTTATCATCATATTATTTAGAAGTTAAAAAAGAAATAGAAAAATTATAAATTATGGTACCTAATGAATTATTAAATAAAATGTTAAATTTTGCAGAATCTATTACTGACCAATTACAAAAAGCAAAGTTAATTAATGGAGCATACAATACATGGTATTTAAATACTTCTAAACAAAATCCTTATTCTTATAATGATATAAAAAAAGAAAAAGTTTATTATGATGGTACTACTCCAATTTATTATTGTAAAGAAAATACTGCAATAATAAAAAAATTAAACACTGCTACAAAAAGAAAGTTAAAACAATAAAATAAATTTTATGAATTATATAATTATTAAAAAAATTAAAGATTTAAAATCAAATAAAGAATTACCAGTTATTCTTTTAGACACTCATGGAGAAGTATTAGAATATCATACAATTGAAGAAGCTGAAGAAATGAGAGCTAGATTTGAGGTTAATTCAGATTCAGGACATGTATACACAATTAAAAAAATTGGCACAATTTAAAAAATTATGGAAATTAACATTAACTTATTAGAAGCTGCATCTGAATTAGCACATGAAGTTGTATGTGCAAAGTTTAACGATGATGACAATTTAATACACATGGAAGATGCTGATGGTATATATTATACAGAAAAAGCACAAAACTTATTTGACGAATGGTACGACCATTATTACAATTTATTATTAAACTTAAAAAATAATTAAAAATTATGGGAAGATATTATAGTGGAGACATAGAAGGCAAATTTTGGTTTGCTTTACAAAGTAGTGATGCTGCTAGTAGATTTGGAGGACAACAATTTGAACCATCTTATATAGAATACTATTTTGATGAACAGCATTTAAAAGATGTAGAAGCTGAAATAAAAATTATAGAAGATTCTTTAGGAGAAAAGAAACAAATTTTAGATAATTTTTTTGATAAGCAAACAGGATATACTGATAAAGATATTACAGACCTTGGTATATCTAAAGACGAATTAAAAGAATATGCAGATCTAGGATTAGGCATTAAAATTAGAGATTGTATTAATGCTCAAGGTACTTGTTCTTTTGAAGCAGAATTATAACAATTAAATAAATTACCAATATGAACTACAATGAATATTTATTCTCTTGTCTATTAAAAATATATGATAAGAAATTTGAAGAATTAGAATATGATTTGCAATATAAAAACATTGGGGAACTTTATTTACAGTTTGCAGAAAGTAAATTTAACATTAATACTAAAAGTGAGTATGAATGTATAATAGACTATCTAAAAAACAAAATAAATTAAACAACTAAATAAAATTTATGACTTTAAAAAACTTATTAAATAAAACTAATCTTTATTATTATGATAAAGATACTTTAACTTTTAAAGTGGGTAAATGGGTATATGTATTATATATTTCAATTATATTTAATTTAATTATTATCGGTAAATTATTAACTAATAACCTTGATATTAACTTTAAATATATTTCTACAGTAAAAATATTACAAACAAAAAACCAAATTATCCAACATTTAGAAGTTAAAGATCAAGACACTGCAATTGAGTGGAAAGATTTTAGAAAAAGCTTACCTTTAACTATGTCTAAGCAAGAAGAAAATAAATTACATTCTTTATATTTTAAATATAAAGATTTAATTAATTCTCACCATTGTCCACATAACTTATTATGGTATATTGCATTCAAAGAATCAAGATTAAATTTAAATGCTAAAAATTCTAGTTCTTCAGCTCAGGGTATGTTTCAGTTTATAAATGGAACTTGGAATGTTATGTGTAAGAAAGGAGGAATGGATATATCTGGTAGGTTTAATGAAGCTAAACAAGTGAAGGTAATGTGCATTTATCTTGATTTTTTATTCGAAAAATATAAAAATTGGCAATTAGTACATAAAGAATACACAGGTGGAGTTATACATTATAAACTACCTTATTACAAATAAATAAATTAACTATTAACAAATTAAATTATTAACATTATGCATTACTATTCAGAAAAATTAAAAAAAGACATTAGCTGTAAAGAAATTTTATCTTATGCAGATACTTATAGAGTTGGTTATGTAAAAGCCAAGTATGAGTTAAAAGTAAAAGAAGTTCCTACAATTAAACCAAAAAAAACTATTAGACATTTTTCTAAAAATGATATGTTATTATTGGCATTATATGGATTAAATATCTTAAAACTAGAAATTTAATTATGTATTATCTTGTAGAACTTTTTAACAATCAATCATTAAATAGACTTGTTAAAATAAAAACAAGTATAGATTTAATGGATTATATTAGCGAAGCAGATAAAGTAGTGGTGTTTTCTACAGTTATTTGCCCAAAAATCTTTGGCATATCTATACAAACTAAATCTGAAAAAGATTCTTTAATATTTGCAAAATTATTAGAATATGCTTCAAAGAAAAATAACAAATCAAATGATATTATCGTGGATTTATTAATTAAAATTCATTATAATAAATTTTTACAAATCACAGAAAAAATAAATAATACAAATGCTTAATTACTTTACAATAAAACCGTTTTTTATTAAAAATAATAAGGGATCTTTAGAAGAAATTACTAAAGGAACTTATTTATTACAAGAAGACTTTGAACAATTAAAAAGAGAATTATCATTCTATAAAGAAAGTTTTGAGAGATTAAACTCTGAATTAGATGAATGTAAAATAATCTCTGATTTATTAACTGCTAAGCTTTAATGATAGATAATATTCAACAACAAGCAATTCAAGCCCACATATTAAACAATTGTAAATCTATTATTGGATTGTCTGTTGGTATGGGTAAGACAAAAATTGCAATAGATAGAATTTTTAGCATAAGGGAAACAAACCCTTGTGCTAAAATTTTATTTACAGGTGCCAGAGAAATTTATTCTACAAACTTTTTATCAGAATTAACAAAATGGAATTGTAGTAAAGAAAATATAGATATGATATGTAATAAGTCTTTACATAATTATATAAAACACTATGATTTAATTATTTATGATGAAGCCCACAAAGAAACAACTAAAGTTTATTATGAATTATTAAAACTTATAAAAATTAATTCTAATATTGAAGTTATTGGATTAACTGGAACACCATTATTAAACCATCCTATTTATAATATTTTACCTATTTCTTATAAATATTTAATGCATGATGCTATTGAAGAAAAAATGTTAAATAATTTTGAAATGTATATTTTAAAGTATGATTTACCTGAAGATGAAAAAGCATTGTATAAATATTATTATAAGAGGTATTTAAATGCTCCTATGGTTAAACATTATTGTCCAGAATTAAATAAATTAAAGATTTTTTTAAATAATTTAAAAAGTAAAGTTAGTATAACAAATCAAATTATTGATAAAGAATTACAAGATAAAAAAATATTAATTTATGCTGGATCTATAGAGCAAAGTAATTTATTTAATTTTCCTGTATATAATTCTTCTCTAGATAAAGAAGAGAAAATTAAAATATATGATAATTTTTATAAATCAAAAAAAGAAAAGTTAGTAAATGTAGGTATTTTAAAAGAATCTGTTAGTATTCCTCATTTAAAATGTGGGTTTGTATTAGGAATAGATAGTTCAACTTCTTCTAAGCAACAACTAATAGGTAGATTTTTAAGACTAACTGTAGATGATTTATCAAAAATTTTTTTTATTGTAGCAAAAGATACAGTAGAAGAAAAGTGGGTACTAAATGGTATGGAAAATTTTAAACAAATAAAAATAATTAATATTTAATTATGACAACATTTAACAAAGAAACATCTAGATTAAGTTATTCTTCTTTAACTAGATTAATAAAAGAAGGTAAAGATTCTTTTCTAAATCCTGTTTATAGAAAATCTAATGCTTTAGAAAAAGGAACAGTTATAGACAAAACAGTATTTAAAGAAGAATTTACAGAATTAATATTAGATATATTAATTCCTAAACCTCAACCAAAGTCTATTATAGATTACATTATTGATAATAAAAAAGAGTTTGACTTAGTTTCTGTAGAAGAAGCAAGCCAAGCAATGGAAGTTAAGTCTAAGAATTATCAAAAAATGTTAGATACAATCTTAGAATACCAAGATTATATAGAATATTATAAAGATCCAAAAAATAAATTGTTAAAAACAAACTATGATTTAGGTCAAGAAATTGGAAATTATTTATTAAAAGATGAACAAGCTTTATATTTATTTTCTAGTGGCCAAGCTCAATTTGAATATAGTTTTAAATATAGAGACTTTAACATATTTATTAAATTAGATTATTTAAGAATAGATCATGTTAATAAAGAAATAATTGTAACAGATTTAAAATCTAGTAGTTATCCTCCAAAGTTTCCTGATAGTGTTAAAAAATATTTTTATCACTTACAAGGTAAACTCTATTTAATGGGTATAGAAGATTTTATGGAAAAAAATAATTATAGTAACTATACTTTAAGGCCTTTTCATTGGGTGGTATGTAATTCACTAAAAGTTGATGAACCACTTATTTATCCTTTATCATATCGTGATGAAATAGAGGGTAAAGTATTAATTGATGATGCCTTAGATTTAATTGAAAAATATATTAAAAATGAATGGAAAGATATTGAAGTATCCCCAGAAGCCCCAATTTTTTAAAGAATTAGAAGAGTTAAAAATGACTCAGACTTCTTTATTTTTATTAAATCATATAAGTATCTTTAAAAAAATAGCTAATAATTTGTCTATTTTAACATATTTTCATACTGAAAATTTAATTAATTCTTATTTATTTAATAAAGAGATTGAATATAATTACTCTAGTAATGTTATTTATTTAGTATTTAAAAAAGATGTAAAATATAATAATAATATTCTTTATAATAAAAAGAAATTAACTATTTTAGAGGTCTTAGAAGAAATACCAGAAACTATTGATTATTATGAAGATGATATTGCGCATGTGTTTACTATTAAACCTGATAATGAAGACTTTGATAATCATATACAATTATTAAAAAAAGGATTATATTTAAATATGTCATTATTAACTTCTGTAGATACTGTTAGTGCATTTGTAAATAAATTAATTAGTAAGCAAGGTTTATATGAAATAATGCAAGCAGAATTAAATGTAGAAGATATACCTTATCCTTTCTTAAAGCTTTCTAAAGAAAAAGAAACTTATAGTATAGATAATGCACAAGTAATTGATGCTAAAGATTTTCAAATATTAAAACAATTTATCTAATGAATTATATAATAACTAGAAATCAGCAATTTTTTAAAAAAATAGGTGATTATAATTACTGTTCTTTAGAAGATATGGTTTTGCCTGAAACTATTGCATTAGATACAGAAACTACAGGATTTGATCCATTTACAGACTCTATATTTTCAATACAAATAGGTACTGGCACTAATAACTATCTTATAGATTTACAAACTCATACAGGCAATATTATTCTTTTACAAGAAGTAATACCTTTTATTGAAAACAAAATAATAATATTTCATAATGCAGCATTTGATTTATCTTTCTTTTTTATAAAAAATTATTTTATAAAAAATGTAAGAGATACAATGTTAGCTTCTATGATTTATTATAATGGAGATCCTTCTATAAGAAATTCTTTTAAAGAATGTATGAATAGAGAATTAAATATTTATTATGATAAAACTGAACAAGGTAATATAGCTACAGTTCAATTATCTCAACCTTCAACTATTGAATATTGTTTTAATGACGTAGATAAACTAATAGACTTACATAATAAATATTTAGAAAAATTAACAGATTATAATGCTTTAGAAACTTATGTTTTACATTGTAGCCATATAAGAGCTTTAACTTATATTCAATTATGTGGATTGCCTTTATCTAAAGATGCTTGGCAAAACAAAATGGATATTGACTATAAAAAATATAAAGAAGCTGAATATATAGTTAAAGAATATATTTTTGATAATCTTCCTAAATATAGAAATTTACAATTAGAATTATTTTCTACTGAAAAAAAAATTAATTGTTTATTATCTTCTTCTCAACAAATGATACCTGTATTTAAAAGTTTAGGTATTAATGTTGAGATAGATGAAAAAGGAGTTGTTAAAGAAAGTATAGAAAAAAATGTTTTATCTAAATCTAAACATGAATTTGTAAAATTATGGTTAAATTTTAAAGAAAATGAACATAATGTAACCACTTTTGGTAGTGGTATTTTAAATAAAATACAACCTGATAATAGAGTATATACTAGATTTAATCCTATATTAGATACTGCTAGAATTTCTTCAAGAAAAGGAGAGATTAACTTTTTGAATTTTCCTGCAACTAAAGAAACAAGAGAATGTTTTATAGCTAATAATGGTTATAAAATTATAGTAGCAGATTATGCAGGTCAAGAAACAATTGTAGGTGCTGATATTACAGGAGATTTTGCTATGATTGAATCTATTGTAGATAAAAAAGATTTGCATTGTGCATTTGCCAGAGTTTTATATCCTGAAATAAAAGATTTAACTGATGCAGAAATTATTAAAGAACATAAAGCTAAAAGAAATGCTTCTAAAGGGCCTAGATTTTGCTTTCAGTTTGGAGGTACAGGCTATACTTTAGCACTAAATGAAGGCTTACCTATTGAAGAAGGTATGCGAATTGAAAGTTTATTTAAACAATTACATTCTGGTATTTATGAGTATGGTAATAATAAATTAAAAGAAGCTATTAATAAAGGATATATTGAATATGCTTTAGGTTTCAAACTTAGATTACCTAATTATAAATATTTTATAGTTGCACATGCTGATATTTTAAAATTTGATAATAATTTTTGGGAAACTTATAGGTTAGGTAAAGCAGAGTATAAGAATAAAAAAGAAGCAGACAAAGTATTTGATTATTATGAAGTTAAAAATTATGCTGCTTATGAATTATTTTTAAGTAATAAACATAAGATAAGTGATTACTTTACTTTAAAATCTCAGTATCTTAGATTATGTTTAAATGCACCAACTCAAGGAACTGCAGCACACCAAACTAAATATGCTACTGTATTGTTATTTAATGAAATAGAAAAAAATAATGACTACTGGAATGTTAGAATTGCTAATGTTATTCATGATGAGATTGTCTTGGAAGTAAAAGATTCTTTATGTGATAAATATAAAGTTATTTTAGAACAAAGCATGATTAATGGAGGTAATTTATTTCTAACTAATCCAGTCTTATTTATGAGTGCAGATGCTAATGTAGCAGAGTCTTGGTACGCTGCTAAATAGTGTAAAAAAATTAATAACTTTTAAAATAAAAAATATGAGAAACTAATGAGTAATAAACAAAGAAGAAAGGGACATCTATTAGAACAATTAACTGTAAAAGATCTAAGAGATATTTTCCCAAAAGCAAAGACTTCAAGAAATGCATCTCATTTACTTGATAGTTGTAAAGTAGATTTAGCTTTTTTACCTTTAAATATTCAATGCAAAATGGGCTATTTAAATAATAGACCTAAATGGGATATTTTAAGGGATGAGAGCAAAGAACTACTAGAAAAAAATTATCCAAAAAATGACTTAATTCATAAACATCCGTTTATTTTAAGACATAAAATGGGTAGAACAGATATTGCTTCCATGGATTGGAAGTTTTTTTTAGAAATTTATAAATTTTATGTTACAAACAACTCAAAGCAATTTGAAGGATACCTCTAATTTACTTAGAGATAAAAAAAGTAATTTTAGTATGTTACCAGAATTATTTATTTTAGATAAAAAAAATAATAGAGAAAATGTAAATACATTGATAAACAATTATGAAATTTTTGTATCTTTGTACTCTCAACATTTAGCCAATCTTGAATACAAAAAATTTTGTCAAGAATGTGAATAAATGTTATTTAAAATTATTTGAACCCATTGATTAAATTATAAATGATTACAGAAGAAACAGTAGGTAAATTATTAATCAATTATCCTAAATGCAAATTTCCAAACCCTTTATTAAGGAATGGATTAATACGATTTATTGATAATAATGAATCAAACACAGATTTATCTAATTTTGAAGTAACAAATTTAGGTTTAAATGTACTTAATGGAACAAAATATGTAAGTGAAATAACTGATGATTTTGTTGAAAATTATTATGAAAAATTTACTCAAACTATGTTAGGTATTAATAAAGTATCTTTTAGTCCAAAATCTTTAATTAAGAAAAAACTAGAAGTATTTATTAATAAATATAAAACATCTTTTGATGAAATTTTAAGAGCAGTAGACTTTTACCATCAAAACATTAAAGATAATGGAAATCTTGCCTTCTCCCTGGATGCCCAATACTTTATAGAAAAAAATGGTGGAAGCTTACTATTAGATAATATATTAGAAATGCAAAAAGGAGTGTTTATTAAAAATGATAAATTAGTATTCTAATGGAAATATTAAATAGAATTAAAGAAAATAAACAACAATTATTAGATGGGTATATTAATTGTGTTCCCAATCCTTTTAATGGTATGAAAAAGTACTTTAGTGGTATTTTTCCTGGAGCATTAGTTTGCGTTACTGCTGAGACTTCAGTAGGTAAAACTTCTTTAGCTAAATATATTTATGTATTTAGCGTAGCAGATTATATATTATCATTAAAAAACCCATCTGATTTAGATTATGTTTGTTATTGGTTTGGATTAGAAGAATCAGTAGAAGAATTTGAGATTAGTATTATTCAGTATGCTTTAGCTAAATATTACAATGTCAATAAAACTCAAGATGAATTATTATCAAGGATTAATCCTTTAGATGAAAAAACTATTGAATTAATGGAATCTACTATAATTAAAGATTATTTTAATTTAATAAAGAAATTTATAATATTTGATGACCATACGTCAAATCCTACTGGTATTTATAAACAATGTAGGAATTTATCTTATTCTAGAGGCCAACACATTAACAAAACAATTGAAACTAAAGATGGTCCATTGGAAGTCTATAGTCATTATAAACCTAATAATCCTAATGAAATTGTAACAGTAGTTATAGATAATGTTAATATCTTAGAACCTGAAAAAAATGATTTAGGAATTCCATTAGATTTATCTGGAAGTATAGACAGAATGGTTAATTCTTATGCTAGAAAACAAATGACTAAACATTGGAACTGGCATGTATGTTGTGTTCAACAACAACAGATGGCTGCAGGAGATTTAAATCACTTTAAAGCAGGTAGATTAGAACCTGAGCCTCAGAAATTAGGAGATAATATAAAAGTAGCAAGATCTTATCAAGTTATTTTAGGATTATTTTCTCCTTACAAACACAAACTAAACAATTATTATGGTTATCAAATTTTAGAATCAGATAAATCTCATGGGTTAGAAGATTGTTTTAGATCTATTCACATGTGTAAGAATAGATTTGGAAGAACAGGTGTGGCTGAACCTATCTTTTTTAATCCAAAAGGATTTAGTTTTGAATCTTTACCTGAGCCTAAAAATAGTTTAGAAATTACAAATTTTATAAATAAAAAAAATCAAATTTTAAATGAGTAAAGAAAATTTTTTATTACCCACAAAACCCCAACAACCAACTGTAGTTAATCCAAGAACTATGGTTATTTTTTCTCAAAAAAAAACTGGTAAAACTCATGCATTATCTCAACTATCTAATTCTCTTATTTTAGATATGGAAGGAGGTGCAGATTTTTATGAATGTACAAAAGTTAATATGACTAATCTTAATGAGTTTGATACAATTATACAAGCTTTTTCTGAACAAAAACCCCAGTATGATTATATTATTATTGATACAGTTACTTCATTAAAAGAAAAAGTTCTTAATCAGTTAGCAGTAAGATCTTACAATAGAGAAGAAAATAAAAATGAATCTTTTGATTTTGATGTAGATAAGTTAGCTTATGGCAAAGGTCAAGTATATAAAAGAGAAGCTTTATTTAAAATTATGGAATTTTTTACAAAGTTCTGTAAGACTTTAATAGTAGTAGGGCATGTATCTGACAAATCAGTAACTGCAACAGGTCAAACTATTAAAGAATTAAATTTAGAAGGTAAACTAAAAGATTTATTGGCTTTAAGAGTAGATGCAATTGGATATATGTATAGAGACCCTGAAAATAAAAATAGTAATATACTATCTTTTAATCACACAGATGATGTAATAGGCGGATCTAGAAGTAAGCATTTAAGAAATAAAGAGTTTAAAATTTCTGAACTTAATGAGAAAGAAGAACTTATAACTTTTTGGAATCAAATTTTTATTTAATAATTAACAATTTAAACAAATAATATAAATTTATATGAATAATAACATAAAAACAGCTAGTAGTAATCCTGCAATTAAGAAATATTATGGTGTAGGATCTTTTCAACCTATTATGGTAAACCCAAGTGGAAAAGATTTGGGTGCTTTTCTTAATAGACAAATAACTTCTGAGCCACAATATTTAACTACTAAGAATGTTGAGGGACAAGAAGTAAAGTCTTTAAGAATAGATATTTGGGGTTTGCTTCCTGCAGTAGATGTAAAAACCAAAGTAACTTTTTGGTTAGAAGGCAGATATGATGTTGCTAGATCTGGCAAAACTAAAATGATAAATGGTCAAGGCTTTGCTACATATGTAGAAGATTTGTCTGTGTTAAATAAAAACAAAACTTGGTATTATACTGAAAATGCAAGAAAATGTATTAAAGGAGAAGATGCAGTAGTTGAGTTTTTTGTTAAACTTATGAATTGGGAAACTGATTTATCTAAATATACTTTGAAAGATGGAGATACTCCTCAAATTTTCTTACCAATAGAAAATTTATTTAAAGGAGATTTTGCTGATTTGCAAAAATTAGTTTTAGATAATAAAACTATTAAAGTATATTGTGGTATTAAAAGTAGACAAGTAGATAACAATACTTACTATGATATGGAAATTTATTCTAAAGCATTTATGAAGGATAATCCTAATAGAAAAGGTGCAAAAGAAATTATAGATGCTTTAATGGGAGAGTATGGTGGATTCTCTGGTAACATTGCTCCAATATCTGAAACTTTAGAAGAATTTAATCCTGAAGAAATAAAAGCAAATACTCCTCCTCAAACTCAATCTAGTACCTTAGGAGATAATCCATTTGCATTTTAATTAAACTCTATTATGATATATGCTTTAGATCAACAGTATGAAATATTTAGGCATTATTTTGGAAGTTTTGACTTAAAAACTAGTTTTAAAAATCCATTAAGAAATGATAAAACTCCTAAATGTTATTTTACAGAAAGAAATGATACTCTTTTATTTATGGACTGGGCATTTAATCCTACTCATTTAGATTGTATTGAATATGTAAATAAACTGTATAATTTAAATGATAGAAAGTCTAGTATAAATAAAATTAATTTAGATTTAAAGTATAGTAATAAAGTTAAAGGTAATTTTTTATCTGAAATTAAGGGGGAGCACCAAAAAGCTCCTCTTTTAATTTTAGAAAAAAAACCTGTAATTGAACAAAAGTCTAAATATACTGGTATTATTAAATCTTTTGAAGATTTTGAATTAAATTACTGGAATCAATTTCAAATTAATTTAAATATTTTAAATAGGTTTGAAATTAAACCTATTAAGTATGTATTAAAAAATGATGTTATTAATTATTCTTCTAGCAAATTTAATCCTATATTTGGTTATTATGATAATGATGAATTATTTAAATTATATAATCCTTTAGGTAATCCTATGCAAAAATGGAGGACTATTAAAGCTATCCTAGAAGGTTATTCTAAATTAGAGTATAAAACTAATGTTTGTTTTATTACTTCTTCTTTAAAGGATACTATGTGTTTAAATAGTCTTGGGTTTGATGCATTTAATTTGCCATCAGAAAACAGTTACAAAATATTGCTACCTATAATTGATGAACTATTTAGCAAGTTTGACCATGTTTATATATATACTGACAATGATGACACTGGTAAAAGATTTTCTAGATTATTAACTTTAGAAATTGATACTAGATTAAATTATCTTAACAACCCTTCTTTTATGAAAGAAAAAGATCCTTCAGATGTTGTTAAATTTTTAGGGTCTAATAGATTATTAGAAATAATTCAAGAAAAGCTCAATAGAGATAAAGTAAATTTAATAAAAAATAATTTAGCTGTTAATTTGTAATTAATATATTAATGTTATATTATTTAATAATTTTAACATTTAATTTAATTTTAAAAAGTTTTATTTGTTAAAAACACTGTATATTTGTAAGCTAAACCATAAAAATCAAATTATATGAACAATTTAATTAAATTATTTATTCTAAGTGAAGGAATTACTTTATGTTTTACAGTTATTTTATTTTATAAGTATTTTATAAATAAAAAACTAACTAAAACTATACAAAATGAAGTAAATAGATTAGTTTTTAAATTAGCTAATTCTTATGAAGAAAATCGTAAGTTAGAAAACAAAATTATAGAGTTATCAAGAAGAATAATAACTCCACAAACTAACAAAAAAGAAGTAGCTTCTGAGTTAGAAAAAAATACCCCAAGTAAAAAACCAAATACTTTTAGAAAACCAAGAACTACTAAAAAAATTAAAGAATAAATTACATAAAAAAACTTTGTAATGTATTTTTTAAATATAAAATAACAGGTTTACTTTTAAAATATATTAAATAGGTTTACTGTTTAATTAATATTATTTATTTATTTAGTTTGTAAGCTTAAAGATACTATGTCTTTAAGTTTACAAACTTTTTTATTTTAATCAAAAAACTATGCTAGAATACACAACAGAAGAATTAATTTCTAAATATATTAATATTGGCTTAAACAAACAACAAGCAATTAGAGCAGCTCTTATTGACATAAATAATAGTAAAAACTTAGAAAAGAAATTATCAATAATTTATAGTAATAATAGTATAGAAATATTTGATAATCTTTTTTTAATTAAAAAAGAATTAGAAACATTATTAACTCAAACTAAACAAAATGATTGATAACTTAAATAAAATTTTACCAATACTCCAGTTTCAACCTGGATATTTTTTTGAAATAATTATCTATAAAAATGATAATTTAGATCAGCCTTATCAAAAAAATAATAATTTAATAAAACATTATATGATTAATAGTTTAAGTGAATTATTTTTTTATTATGATGAAATGAAAAGACTGGCAAATATATTTAATGGAACTGTATATATTAAACTAGGTTCTTATTCTAAAGAACAATTAGGATACAAAATGGTGGAAACCCTTTCTAATAAATTTCAAACTAAAGATTTAGATTATTCTGATATATTTTTAACTTCTATTGAAAATATGAAACCTACTTTAAATTTTTATGTTATTAACTTGTATTTTAATAATTTATCTTTAACGGGTTTATTTAAAATAAGAAATATACTTAAAGATATTTTTTTAGGAAATGAAACTATTTTACCTGAATTAGAAACTAAATCTGGTATGCAAATAATAACAAATCCTTTTAATATTGACAAACTTAAAATTCATCAAGAAGAATATTATAAATGTACTATTAAAAAAGATAATGTAGCAGTTTTATATTGTAATAATAAAAATATATCATTATGATTTTAGCATTAAGTGGTAAATCAGGTTCAGGAAAAGATATTGTTGGAAAAATAATACAATATTTAACAGATAAAGATAAAGGAGGGTATCAACACCCTAATTCTCAAGATGATTTTGAGTCTTATTGTAAAAACTTTAAACAAAAATATTGCGATTGGGAAATAAAAAAGTTTGCAGGTAAAGTAAAAGAAATAGCTTCCCTTCTTACTGGTATTCCTATAGAAAAGTTTGAAGACCAAGAGTTTAAAAAAAAAGCTCTTGGTAGAGAATGGTGTTATTCCACAGAATGGCAAGGAAGAGAACACTGGGTAGAAATGACTTCAAGAGAGTTTCTTCAAAAACTTGGCACAGAAGCAATGCGTAATGGATTACATACTAATGTATGGTGCAATGCATTATTTGCTGATTATGTGTCTAAATTTAATCCTACAAATACAATATTAGATGAAATGTCTGATATGTCTTATAAAAATTATTATCCTAATTGGATAATAACGGATTTACGTTTTAGTAATGAACTAACAGCTATAAAAAAAAGAGAAGGTATTACTATTAGAGTAAATAGACCTGGAATAAACCTTTTAGACCATCCAAGTGAGACAAGTTTAGATACTGCAGAGTTTAATTATACAATAGATAATTCAGGCACTATTGAAGAATTAATTAAAAAAGTTAAAGATATTCTTGTAAAAGAAAAAATCATATAATTAATAATTTTTTTATAGATTTGTAACCCTTTTTTCCCCAAAAAAAATTATTATTAATATTTAAAAATTAACAAAAAAAATGAATCAAAATGAAAGAGTCTTTGAGAAACAAGATATTTTTAAAAAGAGAGAAAACATATTACCTTATGAATATCCTGAACTTTTAGAATATAAAAAAGCTATTAGACATTCTTATTGGCTAGAATCAGAATTTAACTTTACCTCAGATATAAATGACTTTAAAATAAAAGTTAATGATTCTGAAAGAGAAGCTATAAAAAGAACAATGTTAGCTATTGCTCAAATAGAAGTTAAAGTAAAAACTTTTTGGGCAGATATGTATAAAAGAATGCCTAAAACTGAAATTGGGGATGTAGGTATGACCTTTGCAGAAAGTGAAGTTAGACATAAAGATGCTTATGCTGAATTATTAAATGTCTTAGGCTTACAGAAAGAGTTTGAAACCTTAATAGAAGTTCCTGCTATTAAAAATAGAATCAATTATCTTACTAAATACTTAGATGGAACTAGAAGTAAGGATAATAAAATGTATACTAAAAGTATACTTTTATTCTCTTTATTTATAGAGCATGTTTCTTTATTCAGTCAGTTCCTAATTATGATGTCTTTTAATAAAGAAAAAAATCTTTTTAAAGGTATATCAAATGTAGTTGAAGCAACAAGTAAAGAAGAAGATGTTCATGGTAATTTTGGAGTTGAAATAATTAATATTATTAAAAGAGAGAATCCAGAATGGTTTGATGAAGAATTTGAAAACTTAGTTTATTCTGCATGTAAAAAAGCATTTATAGCTGAGTGCCAGGTACTTGATTGGATATTTGAAAAAGGAGAGTTAGATTTCTTATCTAAAGAAACTATCCAACATTTTATTATGAATAGATTTAATAATTCTCTTATAAAAATAGGAATGAGTCCTGTTTTTAGTCCTGACATTACTTTACTTGAGAAAACAATGTGGTTTGAAGTAGAAATAACTTCAACAAAAGAAGGGGACTTTTTTTATAAACGTAGCGTAGATTATTCTAAAAAAACTAAATCAATTACAGAAGATGACTTATTCTAAAAATTACTGGTTAAATGAGGAGAGTAGACTTTATTTAAATAGAGGATACATTACAGAAACTCCTGAAGAAAGAATTAAACACATTTCTTATAGTGCAGAACAAATTCTTAAAATAGAAGGTTTTGCTGATAAGTTTGAAAATTACATGCAAAGAGGCTTTTATTCTTTATCTACTCCTGTATGGAGTAATTTTGGTAAAACTAAAGGATTACCTATAAGTTGTTATGGGTCTAATGTAGATGATTCTCTAGATAGCATTTTAAATGCTGCAAGAGAAATAGGCTTAATGTCTAAATATGGTGGAGGAACATCTGCTTATTTAGGAAATATTAGATCTAGAGGTACTGTTATATCTACAGGTGGTAAAGCAGATGGTCCAACTCATTATGCTAAAATTTATGATACAGTAATAGATACTTGTAAGCAAGGAGAATCCAGAAGAGGTGCTTGTGCAATATGGCTTCCTATAGAACATGAGGATATTGAAGAATTTTTAGAAATAGGTAGTGATGGTAATCCTATACAAAATCTGCAATTTGGTGTTACTATTACAGATGAGTGGTTAAAGTCTATGAAAGAAGGAGACACTCCTAAAAGAAAAATCTGGGCTAAAGTTATTGAGAAAAGAACTGAGTTTGGGTTTCCTTATTTAATGTTTAAAGATAATGCTAATAATAATTCTCCTTACAAAGAATTAGGATTAGAAATTACTGCAAGTAATCTTTGTTCCGAAATAATGCTTCCTACAAATAGTTTTGAGTCATTTGTATGTTGTATTGGTTCTATAAACCTACTTCATTGGGATGAAATAAAAGATACAGATGCTATTGAAACTTATACTTTATTCTTAAATGCTGTAATAAATGAATTTATAGAAAAGTCTTCAGTACTTCCAGGTATGAAAAGAGCCTATAGGTTTGCAAAAAATCACAGAGCTATTGGTGTAGGAGTTTTAGGGTATCATTCTTTATTACAATCTAAATTAATTGAGTTTGAATCTTTAGAAACTAAGCAATTAAACTATCAAATATTTAAAACTTTAAAAGAAAGAACTGAATTAGCTAGTCAATCTTTATTTAATACTCATGGATATACTTGTGGTAGAGAAAGTTTTGCAAATACTACATTAATTGCAATTGCTCCTACAAAATCTTCATCTTTTATTTTAGGGCAAGTAAGTATGGGAATAGAGCCTATTAAATCTAATTATTTTATTAAAGATTTAGCTAAAATTAAAACTGTATATAAAAATCCTTTCTTAGTAACTGAATTAGAAAAGTACAATTTAAATACTAATGAAATTTGGGAAAGCATTTTAAAAAATAATGGATCTGTAGAACATTTAGATTTTCCTACAAAAAATGTCTTTAAAACTTTTTTAGAAATTTCTCCTAAAGAAATTATTTTACAAGCAGCTCAAAGACAAAAATTTATTGACCAGGCTCAATCTTTAAATCTAACAATACATCCTTCTGTACCAGCTAAAGATATTAATCAACTATATTTATATGCTTGGGAAGAAGGCATTAAGACTTTATACTATCAATTTAGTGAAAGTAGTGCCCAAAGTTTTGTTAGAAATATTTTAGAGTGTGCTTCTTGTAGTGGGTAATTATAAATAAATAATTATAATATGAAATTAACATTATTAGTTATAGGTATTTTATTATTATTAACCTTAGTCTCAAAAGAAGATTGTCCTTGTAATAGAGTGCATCACCCAAAAAGATTGGTTCTATTAGATTCTTCCAAAACTTTAGTAGGAAGAGTTAAAAAAGTTGAATCAGATCTTGATGGTGATATACATATTCAATTAAGAATAAAGAATAAAAGTTTATTATCCAAAAATAACCATAAAGATGAAAATGGGTGTATAGTAGGTGAAATTGTATGTGCTGTCCCATCAATATTTCCAATTTGTTGGTTTTATAAAAATAAAATTATAATTCCAACAGAAGGAGATAGTATTGAAATTGAAGGACCTTATGTTTTTGATAAAACACATGGTATTACAGAAATACACCCAATAATGAATTTAAAAATTAAACACAAACACAATGAAAAAATTAACTGAAGATGATATAAGAGATATATCAATTGTAATAACTGACAAACTTGTAGAATTAGAATTAATTCCTGATTGTATTGATACTGATAATGAATCTGAATTTGAAGTACAAGATATTATAACTGAAATTCTTACTAAAAAATTAAATTAAATAAAATGAAAAAAACATTATTTATCCTATTATTATTTATAATAGTATCATGCTCTAAAGATTGCATATACGACAAAGCTCAATTAGATAAAATGTTTGAAAATGAAGTAAGAGCAGCTGGAAGTAATTGGCAAAAAGTTGATTTAATAATCCAAAAGTATAATATAATGTATAGAAATGCTTGTTAATTTAATTTAAATGGAAAAATTTCAAAAAACTAAAACAATATTATGTAAAGATAATGGTAGAAGTGGCGATGCTACTTCTGCCAATTTTATTTTAGGGTGTAGAGACCAAAACAATAATCCTTATTGTCAATATTGTTATGTACACAGATTTAATAGACCAGCTGTTTATCTTAATACTAATATAAGTGAAATTTTATTAGCTTGTAATAATTGGGTTAATACTAAACCTTTAATTAAAACTCCTAATCAAGTTCATAATAGTTTATACCTTGTAGATATTGGGTGTGATGTAGATATAAATAAATATTGGAATAAATATGATTGGAAAAGAGTATTTGATTACTTTAAAGATCATCCAAGAATGGGTGCTACATTTGCAACTAAATGGTACAATCCTTTGTTATTAAATTATGACTCTAATAAAAAAATTAGAATAAGACATTCTTTAATACCAGAAAATATTAGAACTCAAGTAGAAAAGTCTACAAGTTTAACATTAACTAGAATTAAAGGAGCTCAAAAATTATTTGAAGCAGGTTGGGAAGTACATTTTAATTTAAGTCCTGTTATTTATTATGACAATTATTTAAATGATTATAAAGAATTATTTAATATAATTAACAATGAAGTTAGTCAAGAATTTAAAGACCAATGTGGGTTAGAAATTATATTTTTAACTCATAATGCTAACTTAAATAAAATTAATTTAGAAAGAGGATTAAATGAATCTTTATTATGGAATCCAGAAATACAAGAAGAAAAAATAAGTAAGTATGGTGGAAATAATGTTAGATACAAATGGCAATTAAAAGAAAAATTAATTAATGAACTTACTCAATTAATTAATGAAGATTTAAAAATAAAAATTAGATATATATTTTAAAATATGGCACAATTAAATGCAAATACACCTTATATAGAGTGTAAAATTAGAAAAGAATTTATAGGCCTAGAAGAAGACTTACCAGGATTTATATTTGGAGTTAAGTCTGTTATAAACTATCCTATGTTATTTCATTTTCAGTCTAATATAGGTGCAATAATGTGGAATATGCCTATATCAGCACTTCAACATAAGGATGATTATGATGTGCTATCTAATAATGAACAAAAAAGACTTTCTCTATTAGAAAGTTGGGATTGCCAATCTAGTGCTATATCAGTTACTTGTTTTAAATTTTTACAACATAAAAGAGTAGATGTATTTTGTAGAGATGGAAAATGGAGAAGTGGTATTTATCATTTTACAATAGATGACTATGAAACTGATCCTAATAGTGTTAATGTAGGATATGCTGAAGATTTAGATAGCAAATGCTTCCATTTTATTGAAATGGATTGTGGTAATTTTTGTATACAACCTAATAATTTACTAAGATGGCACAATGCAGATTTTATTAAACCTTATAGTAAAGAAACTCCCCCTAAAATAAAAATTAATAATCCAAGAATGTCTAGTGAGGATGTAGATATGACTTATGCAAATAGTCCATATTATATTTATAGACCAGAAAATATTTAATATTATTAAAAAAGCCACCTTAATTGGTGGCTTTTTTTTTATTTATTTTTATTTTTCATTTCTTCAGATAATTGTTTATATGCTTGTTGTAAAGCTTCTTTATCTTCTAGGTAGGCTTCCTGTATTTCTTGTTGTTCTTCTTTGTCTTCTTCACTTTTATTAGGATCTCTATCTCCAAATTTATATGATCTATTATCAATAGCTTTTTTAGATAATAATTCAATAAATTTTTTACTTTTTCTTTCTTTTAATTTTTCTTTATCTTCTGCAAAAGAAGAAAAACTATTTAAAATTTCTTTATTTATACCTAATCCTATTAATTTATTTTTTAATAATGTTGATCCATAAATTAACTCAAATTCTTCTGTTTCTTCATTTTTAATTAATTTAGGCTTTAATAAAGGTAATTCTTCTGCATTATTCATTTCTAGTACTGTTAATAAAAATTCTTTTTTTTCTTCAGTAATATTTTCAAACATTTCTTCTTCATACCCTATATCAATTGTTCCTAAAATTTCTTTAATTTGAGATAAAAAAGGTGAAAATTTATAAGCTTCTACAGTAAATTTTTTATAATCTATTCCATAAGCATCATCAATATCAAAAGGAACATAGTTTAATAGAAAACTAGCTAAAGAATATTCTCCTGTTGCAAGACCCCAATCTTTTAAATTTAATATTTTTTTACCTTCTTCATCTTCTTCTTCTTCTGGCCACTCTAAAGATTTTAAAAACCCTAACAATAATATAAGTCCTAAATTTAAAACTCCAAAATTAAGTAATTTGTTAATTGATTCTACATCTGCAGTTAAACTTAATTTTAATTTTAAATAACCTTGAACTATGTTTAAATAATTTTGATCAATATCAAATTTAGTTAACATATCTAAATCAGCTTGAGTAAAATTTTCTTTTGTTTTAAATTTTTTATCAATTAAACTTTTAATATAATTAAGTTGTTTATTAAAATTAGGATTATTAGTATCTAAATTAAATTCTCCAGATATTTTAAAATTAACATTATCAATTGGTTTATCTTTAATATTTGTTAAATACCAATTTATAGGTAAATTTAATAAAATATTAGAACTTGTTTTTCTATTTGTATCTTTTCTAAATTTTTCATTATCATTAGCTAATTCTTTTAATTTTTTATTTATTTTACCTTCAGATTGAGTTAAAAAAGAAACTAAACGATTTCTTAAAAAATTTAATTCTCTAAAAAATTGTATTTTAGATACATTATTTAAAATTAATAAATTTTGATCTACATCTTTATTAAATTTAGCATCTTTATCAATAAATCTATAACCTGAAATAGCCATTCTATCAAAAGCCTTAGTTAAAGAATTTAAAATACCTGTTTCATAACTAGTAAAATTGTTTTTAATTTTTCTAGACCCTATAGTGGTAGTTAATGAAGATAATATATAATCTTTAAATTGAAATAATATTAATCCTATTCCAGTATTTCTCCAATATGCTTTATTAAAAATATTATACACCCCTTGAGCTTTTTCCATTAAATTGGAAATATCATTTGACATAGTAATATTTAAAAATTCATTTAATTCTACATTAGTTAAAGGATTAATTCCTAAATTTTTAGGACTAGCTTTTTCAATATTAACATTAGAATCTATATCTAAATTATAATAATTTTTATAAGCTAAATTAGTAGTATTTTTTAAATATAAATTCTTAGGCAATTTAGTTCTATCTAAAACTATTAAACCATTTTCAATTTTTAAATATTTTTTTAAATTTTTTATAGGCTTTCCATTCTCATCTATAATTGGATTACTATTTAAATATTGAAATATTGTATTTTCTTCAATAAACTTTTCACCAATATTGCTAAGCATTTGGGTATTAGTTAAGCTAAATTCCCTTGTTAAGATAGATTCACTTTCATCAAATTCTGTAAAACCTGTACCTCTATTTTTTCTTAAATTTCTTGAAATATGCTTTATAAGATTATTATTATACTTTGCTACATTAGTATCTCTTCCTGTAAACATATTTTTTAATGCGTCAAAAAAAGATAATCTAGTATTTGGGTTAGCAGGATTTCCAAAATTACCTATAAAACTATTTACAACATTATTTAAGTTAGTACCCATATATAACATTTCAGCATTATGAGCAAACATATTAATAACACTTTTAGCAAAAGTACTAGGATTTGTATGTAAAAATACTCCAAATTGACCAATAGTTAAGTTTATTATTCCAGATTGTATAACACCTTTTAATAATTTAGATGATATTATTCCTAAAGTAAACCTTAAAGCACTTAATGATTTTGTTGGTTTAAAAAATTTATTAAACCAATACCTATCTTTAATTGTATCAATAATATTTGAATTAGTTACACCTGCCCTTGTTTCATTATAATCAGCAGTCATTCTAATCCAAGATTCCCATCTTATATTTGTTTCATAATTATATCTAGCTTGAGTAATGCTTTTTTGGTTAGATAAAAAATCTGTAGATAATAATAATCTATTATTTCTTTCAACTTCAAAAGGTTTAGGAATTTTATATTCTCCTAATAATAAAATATTATCATTAATTCTATTTTTATTTAGGTTATTTTTTATATATTCAATTAAGTTAGAAATTATTTTTTTATAACCTTTTGCAACTTCTTTTTCTAATTCAGCATTATTTTCTATATTTTTTTCTCTTAAATCTCTGTTAAAAAATTCTGATAAACTTAGTTTCCAAGCATTATATGCTCTTTTTAATAAATTAGATTCTGTATCATTTATTAAAAAAGAAAAAGGTTTGTAAATTAAAGTATCTAATGCTCCTATATAAGTAAGATATACCATAACACTAGCTAATGGATTAACTGAAGCTGCCAATGTTAAAGATATAGGAAAAGCCATTCTAAATATTCTATTATAAAATTCTCTATATTCTTTAGAATTACTTAAAAATGCAGCACTATTATTTATTAATACTCCTCCTAAATCATTAGAAGGCATATTATGTTTTAAATTATCTTGTTTTATTTTTTCAATAACAGTTAATTTTAATGTTGCTATTTCCCTTTCTTTAGGATTATTTGATTGAACAAGTTTTTCTAAATTAATATAATCATTGTCTACAAAATTAATTCCTGCTAAAGATTTTTTATCTGATAAATTAAAAAAGTATTCATCACCTAGCATTAAAAAATTAATATTATCAATTTTAATTTCACCTTCAATATCTTGTAAATACCCTATATTATTTTTAAAATAATTCATTAATCCTTCTACATAAGCCATTTGATTTGTGTAAACAGGATTTTCAAAACCATTTATAGTTTTGGGAACTACTACAAATTTGTCAATTAAAGCAGCTTTCTTATTATCTATAATATTTTGAACAACACTTGCTAGTTGTGATGCACTAATAGTATTTTCAGTAAAAGCAAATTTATTATTAAAATAAGGTAAAGATTTTTTATTAAAATTTAAATTTGCTAAATTATTTTCTAATTGAAATATATAATCATTTTTATATTTTTGTAATATATTTTGATTATTATTAGATAATAAATTATTTTGTTCACTTAATTTTAAAGTATATAATGTTTCATACCCATTAATATAATTATTTAAAAATAAAAATAAACTTTTTGATATTTTTTTATTAATATATAATTGAGTAATATTATCTTTTATTGCATTTGGCGAATTATATTTTTTATTAATAATAGATTTTAATATTTTAGGATCTTTATTTTCTACTTCCTCTAATATAACATTTTGATTTATAATAGTTGCTAAATTATCCTTAACAATTTTTTGAGATAAAGTTTTTCTAAATACTTTAAAATTATATTTTTGTAATAACTTAAATGTAAGTTTACCTTTTTCATCTTTTGCTGAAACCCATGTTTCATTAAATTCACCTAATTGATTTAATTTTTCTTGAAATAAATTATATTCATGGACATCTTTTGCTGAAGCCATTAATGCAAATTGCCTTAAAACTGCATTAGCATTGTCAACAGATCTTAAATAAACATCTTTTTGGAAAGTTAAAGGCATTATATTTTCTTTAAAAGAAGATATATTAAATTCTCCTGTAATAAGATCTTTAACTGTACCTAAAGGAGACATATCATTATTTACATCTTCTTGTTTTTTAACATTAGGAGTTAAATTTGTTTGTGTTAATTCTAAAAAGTTTTTTTGATCTTGAGTATTTAAAGTTTTAAAAGTTACATCTAATAATTTTTGAGAAAGATCTTGATAAACTCCTTTTATAGTTCCAAGTTTTGCATCTCTATATGTAGCTTTTGTTAATTTTAATGCTTCTGAAAATATTTTATTTTCATTAGAATCAGGTAAAGTATCTATAATTTTATTATAATCTGATAAAGATTGAAAAGTATTATTAAATCCTTTAAAATTCCATTCAATTAAAGTAATTAATGAATTTAAATTTTGTAAAGTTGTAATAGCTGCAGCTACATATTGTAAATGGTTAGCTCTATCTTCTTGAGTTTGAGTTTCTTGTTGTTCTTTTGTTAAGTTATTAAAATTTTTCTTCTCTAAATCTTCTAAAATACCACTTTTTTCAAAATTATTTAAAGATTGTTCAACTTTTTGTATCTCTAATAAAGACATTTGTATATAATTAATAATTCTATCAGAATTATCAATATTTGAATCTTTTTCTGTAATTATATCAATTAAAGTATCAATACTTTTAATTAAATCAGTTTGTTTATTTTCAATAAACCTTTGTCTTTGGTTTTTTAAGTTTTGTAAAATATTGCTTAATATTTCATCTGTAGAAGAATTAAATACTTTTTCATCATTAGAAGTTGTAAATTTTAAACTGTATAATTCATCAAAAGTTATATTAGCTTCAGAAAAATTAGTATCAAAATTTTCTGTAAAAAATAAATGATTAATATTATCTACACTTCTTTGAAAAGCTTTTCTATACTCTGGATTAAAAAAGTTATTAATGTAGTTTAAAATTGAAGTAATAAGACTTTTTAAAGATAAAGGTACATTTTCTGTAACTCCTAATAAACTATTAGCTACAACCTTACCCATTATTTCTTCCTCAGTTTTATCTACATCTCCATTATAAACTTCTAAGTAAGACTCATAATAAAGTTGATATTCAGGAGTTCTACTAATATAATTTTTTAAATTAACATACTCAGGACTTGTTTTAGGTAACATAGCTACCATAAAGTGAGCTACTTCTTCTGTTAATGCAGCCTCATCTCCTTCTAAATATTTAATAGTTTTATTTGCTAAATTAGCTACACCATTATAACTTAATGTTTTATTATTAGCTAAAACATATCTATCTTGGTATTGATTAATTTGCTCAATAGTAATTCCAAATTTTTCTGCAAAGTTATTAATAATTCTTTTAACTTCTTTTTGCCTATATTTATTAAATTCTTCTGGATTGTTTTGAGAAAATATTTCAAAGAATTTATCTTTACTGACATTTGGTAATATTAAAGAATATAAAATTTGTTTGTCAAACTCTTCAGTAGTTTCTGCATCTTTATTTCTTAAAGATTCAAACTCATTAAATTGTTCTTCAATAGAATTAGGAATTAAATCAGGTTTAATGGTCAAAAAAGGTAAATTTTCATAAGGAATAAACCTATTATAATCCCAAATATCTTTATATCTAGCAAATTCTATTTTAGCTTTAAAAATATCTTTCCAATTAGAAATTCTAACATTATTTTTTATTAAAGGATCTTTTTGATTATAACTTTCATAAGTAAAAAAATCAATTACTTTTCCTTGTACACCTGTAATTATTTCTTCTTTTTGATTAGAATTAGGTTGTTTTTTTAAATTATAAGTACCTACAATATTATTATTTTTATCAACTACATTATAACTAGTTATAATATTAAAGTTAGATTCTATAACTAAATTACTAATTTTAAATCCTTCTGGAACTATAAGCCATGTATCAGTTATGTATTCCTCTCCATAAATATCTCTAATTTTTAAAGCTTCAGGATATTTTGTTAAAAATTTATTTTTAGTTTCTTCTCTAGAAAAAAGACTAACCCAGTCTATATCATGTAATAAATTTTCATTAGGTCTTTGAATAGTACCTTGTTCTCCTAAAGAAGTTGATCCTGTTAAAATAAAACCTATATTAGACAATACATTAATAATAGATTCTCCAAACTTATCAGATTGCATAGCCTCCTCTAGAGAAACTTGCTTAGTTGGTTTACCAAATGCACCTGGTTTATATAGAGACGAGGTGATTAACTTTTTGTTTTGCTGTAGAATATTGTTAGAAATAATACCTACATTTTTATTAATTTTATTTATTTCTGTATTAGTTAAATAAGTAAAAAACTGTTTTATTAAGTCTTTAATTTTATCTACTAATAATTTAGAATAATTACCTTCTAATTTATTTTGTAAATCTTCTGAAATTAATTGACCTATATATTTAAAATATTCATCTTTTTTTAATTTATTATAATTATATACCCAATTACCTTCTATATCTTTAGTTCCAAAACCTTTTGGTAATAAAAAAGCTTCAGTTTGAATTAAATCATTAATAATAGATTTAACTAAAGGATTGTATTGCATCATAAATGCAATAAACTCTCCTGCTATAAGAGGTAAATCTTTTTTATCTTTAACATAAGCTATTTTAGACAATATATCTGCAAAACCTACTTCATCTATTTTTAATTTATTTTTAATTTCATTAATATCTTTTACTGCAATTCCAAATTGATTTAAATAAATTTCTAAAATATTAGATAAATCTGTACTTGCTTTTTGTATTAAAGCCCCATTAACTTCTACAGGTATATAACCTAAAAATAAACTATTATTATATTCTTCAAACTCTTTACTAGTTACTTCATTTAAAGGTTTTCCAAAAATTTTATCACTTATAATAGGTTTAGATACTGCAGTATATTTAAGCATATCTTCTCCCTTAAAATTATAATTAAAAGCATTATTAGAAATAGTATAACCACTTCTTTCATATTTTTTAACAACATCTTCTGGTACAAAAGATATAAAATCTATACCTTGATTTACAAGGTTAGGCAAAGCTTCTGCTAATAATTCTTTACTACTAGGAGAACTATTTACTCTAGTTACAAATACTGCTTTTTCAGAATCATAAGTTCCAAAAATATAAGTATTTTTATAATTAAATACTTGGTATTGAGTTATTAAATTTTTAAATACTTCTTTAGGTATTTCTTTACCAGGTCTTGCAATACTAATTAAATTAACATAATTATTATATATTTCATTTATTTTTTCATCAGATATATTTGGAATTAATTCAGAAATTGTAGAAAAAATTTTAGCAGAACCAGTAACAATATTTTCTTGAAAAGTATCTTCAGGAAGTTCAGTTGTGTATTCTGAATAATCATCAATATAATAATTATCTATATCATCTTGTAAATTTTCAAAATTATCAATTCCTTGTAAAAAATCTTCTAATTTTTTTTGATCTTCAATAATATTAGTAGCAACTGCAAATGCTTCAGAATAAATAGAATTATTTTTATTTATTTTAAATAAAGATAAAAGAAAATTAAATATTTCTTCCATTTTATTATTAAATTTAGTAGGTTCAGATGCAGGGATTTCTTTTAATACAGAAATAAATTTTGCATCTGTAAATAATGCTACTATAAACTCTTCTAAATTTTTTACTGCATAAAAATTATTTCTACCCAACTCTTCTGAAGTTTTACCTTCAATATATTCTCCTACATTTTGTATAGTTTCTTTATAATACTTATTAAATTCTTTATATAATTCACTTTCTTCATTTACTTCTCTTAACCATTTAGCAGATAAAGAATGTAAAATTTCATGTATAATTGTAGGCTCAACCCCCATTCCTCTAAATCTTACAAACTCATTAATTTGAATTTCTTCAGTAAATAAGTCTATTTGTTTATAAAGTCCTGCTGAATTTTTTTCTTTATTTGTTTGAGGATCAATTACTATAATTTCAGGAACTAATTTAACACTAACTCTTTTTGTATATTTAATTAAATGTTTAGCTAATTGATTTAAAGGATGACTAGAATTTGCAATTTTAGTTAATATTTCTTTATCAGTAGTAGTTTCTCCTTCAGCAAAATACTTTGTTCTAATATTTTTATCTAGTTCTCCCCTTTTAAGTACAGGAGTTTCAATTAAAGTTTCAGTAGGAGTCTCAACTAATGTTTCAGTTGGGGTTTCATATTGTGATAATAAATCAGGCCCTGGAGCTACTTTAAAAGTTATATATGTAGTATCATAATTAGGAGTTACAATTACTCCTGGATAATCAGTTTCTATTTTATCCTTAACTGAGTTAACTATATTTGTAGCTGCTACTTTAGTATTTTTTTTACCTTTTATTTTATCACTTTGATAATTTAATCTATAAGATCCAGGAATTAAATTTTGATCCTTATCTACATTCTGAACATAAGTAGGTTTGCCAGTAAGATATTCATCATGAATTTTTTGTAAAATACTATTTTTAACACTTAAACCTTCATTTAAATATTTTGTAATATCAGGTTTGGATAAGTTTAATTTTGTTAAATTTTCAGCATTAATACTTGTTTCTTGCCCAAATAAAGGACTTACATTAACCATAACTAAATCTGAATTACTAATTTTTACTACAGGTTCAGGTAGTTCATTATTAATATCTTCAATAAGTTTGAGTTGTTTATTCCTTTTTTGAGTTTTTAAAGGACTTAAATAATACCTTGGGGTAACTTCAACAACTTTTTTAAACAATAAAGAATCGGTTATTTGTTTCCAAATATTTAAAGCTAAATTATTGAAATAATCTGCTTTTTCAGGGTCAGTTAATCTAAATTTGTCTTCAATATAACCAAAAGTACACTTATCCATGTAATTAATTTAAGTAATAAAAGGTAAATATAAGGAAAAATTATTAATTTTCTAAGATATTTTCCTTAATATATAGTTCAATAATAAGTTTGTCAGAACTTAGTTTAAGAATGTTTAATAAATCATAAACACTATTTAACTCTTCAACTTGTTCTTCATTAAATTTATTAGCTAGTGTTAATAAATTATAATCTCCTTCATCTAAAGCATGTTTAGCTAAAGCTCTACATTGCATAGTAGTCTCAGTTTCAATCTCTAATGTTTTATTTACTATTTCTTCAAAAGATTCAAACATATTTGGAGGTTCTGGAATACTATCTAACTCAGGCATTACATTAAAAGATAATAAATAATCTTTAGCCCAAGAAGCATGGTTTAACTCATCTTCATAGTTTTTCTTCCAAAGTTGTGCAGCATTAAAGTAAGCTTTATCTTTAAGCCATAAATACATTTGCTCGTATTCTTTAGAAGTTTTTTGTTCTTGATTAATTCTATAGTTTAATAGTTCTATAGTTTTTGGTGTTATTAACATATTTATAAATTTTTATGGTTTAATTAATTTTAATCTACGCAAGGAGGTACTGAACTAAAATCTTCTTCAGTAGGTTGAGTAGATGGTTGAGTAATGGGTTCAATTTCAGTAGCAATATTTGAAGTAAGCTCTAAATTTGCAAGATTTGCATTACTACTTTCTATATTAGAACGAGTAATACCTAAATTACTTATAACTTCTTCTAAAGAATTAAATGCAATAGGATTTATTTTTCCATTAAATTCATTTGATAATAAATTACCTCCAATAATTCCTACATTTTTATATAATAAATTCTCACCTTCAAAAGCTTGTCTATCATTTCTTACTTTATTTAAACTACCTACTAATTTAAATAATTTTTTAGATCCTTTATCATTAAAAGTAATATAAGCAGAACTTAAAAAGTTATCTAATTTTACTAATTTTTTAGCATCCTCTGTAGGCAAAATAATAGATTTATCTACAACATAAACATCTACATAATCATTATTTATTGTTATAGGAGTACTATTAACAAATACATTTTTAATTAATTTTTTAGTATTATTATCTAATAAATAAGTATCTTCTAAATTTTTAGTATATTTATTAAATATTTCTGGATTATTTAAAATAATAAAATCACTATAAGCATTTAATATATTTAAATTATCTTTAATTATTTCAGAATTTACAATTGAATTATTTAATAAATAAGAATAAGGTTTATCAATATATAATAAAAAGTTTTGTAAAATAATATTATCTAAAAATAATAAATCAAATACATTACTTCTTCCTTTATTATTTTTTCCACTAAATAATCCTGATTGAACCATATTAATAAAAAATAACTTTTGAGTAATTTCTTGTGCACTAAATACATTATCTTTAGTAATAATATCTTGATTACCTCCGTAATATAAAGTTTTATTATCTATTGACATTATATCAATAATATTTTTAGGATTTAAAGAACTATTAAAAGACTCTGATTGGCCTAAAAATTGTATATCAAAAGGATAAAGTTGTTTTAAAGTTGCTATATCTTCTATATTTTTTTCAAAGAAAGGATTATTATCTACAAATCTAATAATAAAATTTAAAATATTTAAATTTAAATTTTGCACATCTGATTTTACATAATTATCTCCAGTTTTTTCTATTATAGTATTTTGTCCAAAAATTAATTTTAAGTCAGAAACTTCTTTAAAATATGCTTTTTTAAGATTTTCTGCAGAACCAAACTCTGCTAATAAATTTAAATATAAATTAGAACTTAAATTAGCATTAAATAAATATCCTAAATATTTTATATTATTAAGTTCTTTAAAATATTGTTTAAAGAAATTAAAATTTGGATCTTTTAAATTAATATTAAACTTAATATATATATTTTCTATAATTTCAACTAACTTTTGAAGTTTATAATATATAAAACTATTTGATAAATTAATATTAAATTTATTTGATAAAGTAGAATTTAATAATTGTTTTATTTTATCATAAGAAAAAATTAAACTAGCAAAGTTTTTACCTAACCCTTTTTGATAATAATTAATAGTGTTTATAATATCAGATAACTCATTAGCTAATTCTAGCATTTCATGTAAAAAATAAACTATTTCTTCTTCTGAAATATCAGAAGATAATATGTCTGATACTAAATTACCTGGTTTAAATTTTTTATTTAATAATTCTAAATTAATGTTTATTTTTTCATCTTTATCTAAAAATATAAATTTACTAGGATTTTCTTTTAAATTATATAAATTATATTTAAATATATTATTTTTATATCTATTAATATCATCTGATTCAATAGATTCTTTAATAATTTTATCTACTAGAGGATAATCTGTAAATATTCTATCAACAATGTTTTCATCTAAACCTGTAATATATAATAAAGATCTTAATCCTACTAATTGTTTTTGCAAATTTAAAGGAACAGATAAATCTTTCTTAATATTATCTACTGCTTGTGCTAATAACTCAGCAATAGCCATATTTGGCTTTAACCCAGATTTAGTTACATAATTATTTAAACCTTTAAATATATTAAATTGTTCAGTATCTTTTTGATTTTTACTTAATAAATTAATTGATTTAACATTAAATCCTACTGTACTTTCAATTCCAAAATTCTTTAAAAATTGATTTAAAGCTACAAATTGGTTATAAATAGCTGCAGGTCCAATATTTTGTGCACCTGACATAATATCTCTAAAAGTATTTAAAGAGTTAACTAAATTAGCATCTCTATAAGGATTTTGAGCTCTTAATAATTTATCTTTTTTACTTTCTTTAGAAGTATTTCTATTTTCTAAATCAGTATTTATATCTTCTAATCTTTGAAATCCATTTCCTGTAATATATTCATTTACACTTTTTTCATTAGTAACAACCCCTTTAATAATATCTAAATAAAGATTTTGATATTGACTAGTACTAAGTTGTGCTGCAACATTTAAATTTTTCCAAGAATCTTTATAAATAGCATAAATATCATTTATTTGTTTATTTATTTCTTTTACAGAATTTTTTAAACTTTCATTTTCTTCTATTTTAATAGAGTCATAAAAAGTATTAAGAGTTTCTTTAATTTCTAAATATCTTGGATAATTTTTTAATTGTCTTGAAAGTGCTGTAGATAATTGTTTTCCAGAAAGATCATATTCTTCTATTAAATCTTTTTCTAAATCAGAAATTATTTTATTTTTTTCTTCTTTTAATTTTTTAATATCAGATCTTTCTTTAAATAAATCTGGATTTTTTTCAATTAAATTACTTTTTTCTAAAAATAAATCATTTAAAGTTAATTGGTCAATATCAGTAATATTTTCTTTAATCCATTCTTTAAAATTAATATTACTATCTTTTTCTAAAGAATAAGAAATAGGAATTAATTTATTATCTTTTGAATAATAATTTTTTACAATACCAAATAGTTTATCAATATCCATATCAAAACCTGCAATATTGGTAGAACCATCAGGCATATAAATAATTGGGCCAGAAGAAGGATGTAATAATTTTTTAATTCTTACTGCAAATATAGAGTACATTGCTTCTGTTGGTATTCTATACACAACAAATTCTCTTAATTCTTCTGGAATTAAATTTACATCTAACTCTCCTGTTTCAGAATTTAATGCTGCTTTAAACATGTTTTCACTAAATGCAGGTACTGCTACTTCAAATATTAATTTTTTAATAGTTTTACCATTTGCATCTATAACATCTTCTACTAATATATTTAAACTTTTATCATTAGCAACAACTCCATTAAAAAATTGAATACCATTAATTTTTGTTTTAACTACATTTTGTTTTATTAAAGATTGTATTTTTGAAACTAAAGCTAATCCAAACTGAGTATTATTTAATAAATCGGGTAATTTTTCTGGGGTTAAAGTTTCTAAATTTAAATATTCTCTATCATTATATAATGAAGCAACTAAATCATAAATTCTATCTTCTTTAAAAAATTCATTATATAAATCATTTTCTCCTTTGTCTACATAATTAACTCTTAATTGATTTAATAAATTTGTTAATTCAAGCCCATTAAATGTTTTATTATTAATTACAAATTCAGAGTCTGCATCTATACCATTACTTATAAGTCCTTCAATTTGTGTGCCTATATCTGCTTGACCTTCTAAATGTTCTGGAGTTTCTACTTGTAATCTATCTTCAGTAATAGGAATATCTATAACATAATTTTCTTCAAAATTTTGTTCAGGTTTCCAATTATTTACATCTTCTAAACTTTTAATATTTTTATTTTCTATTTCTTTTAATAAATCAAATACAACAATATCTCCATTTTGGTTTACAGGCATTTCAGCTTTAACAGCACTCTCATAAACAATTTTATCTATTATTGCATTATTTGGATTATAAGTCCATGATTTATTTTTTTCATTAAAAGTATAACCAAACATTTTTCCAATCATAGCTTGGTATAAATTAGGCTCTTCTCCTAAAAATACTCTTTGTGCAGTAAAATTATCTGTAGATGTTTTTTCCATGTAAGGAAGTAATATATCAGAATTTTTACTTTTAGTTTTAGTATATACTATATTTTTAATAACTTTAAAGTTATTTTCTGTAAACTTATTTAAATAATTACCATTTAATTCTGCATTATAAGCTTCTTCTTGGTTATCAGAATACATATTTAATCCTACATGATATTTTTTAGAAAAATCTAAAGAGGATACAGATGAAGCATCAGTAGTATTACTTTTTTTAGTAGGCAAGAATTTAATTTCTTTTTCTAAATTAGAATATCTAGTTAAAATTTTATTATAATCTTCTTGAATTAAAGCAACTTCTTCTAAATTATTTTCTAATTTTAAAGTATTTATTTTTTCTAACAAAGGAGCTGCTTCAATATTAAATTCTTCTTTTATTTTATCTAATTTAGCACTGTTTAAAGAATAGACAGGTGTACCATCTAATAAAGTATAATTTGAAAACAAATTAGCCATTTTTTTAAGAATATCTTCATTAGAAAACTTTTCTTCTTTTAATCTTTGAAGAAAAAAATCTTCAGCTATTTTATTTACTACGGGATTTTCTATGTCTTTTAAAATAATTCTTTTACCACTATTTTTAGTTATAATTTGTTTATTTTTATAAGTAGCATTTAAATTTACTTTTTTAGAATTTGCAGCAATAGCTTTAACTCTTTTTTGCTCATCATTCTCTTTAAAGAAACCTGAATGACCTACTGAAAGTAATTTAACTTGTGTATTTAAAACATAGTGTTTTACAGCAACTTCTTTAATATTATTTTTTAATTGCTCTACTCCTGCTTTAGTTTTTAAATAAATTGTTTTATCTAATAAATTACTATTAATATAATATCCTTCTAAATCATCATTATAAGTAATTAATTTAGTATCAATAAATTTTTGATATAAATCATTTCCTAATTTAGTTTGGTATTTATTAATAATATCTATAAGTTGTTTTTCAGCAGTTTGTTTATTTTCAGTATCTCCATTAACATAAGTATTATAAATTTCTAATACTTCTTCATTATCTGCAATTTCATAAAATGCAGGATTAAATAAAATTAATTTTTGCTTAGCAATAGCTTTATCAATATTTTTTCCAATATTAATACCATTATTAATTTGCTCATTTAATTCATTATCTATTTTTAAATAACTAATAAAATATTTAAAATATGAAATAGGATCTTGTCTAAAATTTAATTGATTTAAAGCTCCTTGATTAAGACTGTAATTATCAATTAAATAAATATTAGATTTATCTGATAAAATTGGAGTAGGGATACTACCAGAACTTATAACATTAAATAAATTAGCTAATAACTCTGCTTGTGTAAAATCAGAATATTCTTCTTTAATATTTTCATCAAGTTTATGTCCAATAAATATAGATAAACTTAAAGGATTACTAGCATTTTTTACATAGTCTGCCCATAATGACATACTAATAATATCTCCATTAAACTTTTTGTAAAAATCTGTATCTTCATAAGCTACTCCATTTTTAATAGCAGCAATGCTAGAATTAATAATACTTAATTCTTCACTTAATTCTGAAGGACTAAGTACTGGAAATAATGTATCATTATTAATATTATAAACTTTATTAATTATACTTGAGTTTAATATATTATCACCATTAATAATACCTTCTAAAACAGTTAAAAAGTTTATCCCATTTTTTAAATCTGTTTGTTTAATTTTATTAAAAACTTGTTCTTTAATATTTTTTTGAGTTGTTGTAAGACTCGGCGATAATAAAGTTGCAATAATTTCAGCTAATTGAGCTACACTTTGATTAGGAGCTAATATTAATTCATTTTTAGTATTAAAATTATTTTGTAATTCGCTACTATTTAAAAGATTATTAAATATATCTTCTCGTACTCTATTTAAACCTGCATTTACATAATCAACTTTATTTTGAATTTTTAAACTTTTTACTTCTATATCTTCTATAACTTCAATACCATTTATATAAATTGGTTTATCTCTAAATATAGTAGTTTTAGTTTCTAAAACTTTAATACCTACAGGATATTGTTGAAAATATAAAAATAAATCAGTATAAATATCTGGACCTGCACTATTAAATAAATTATTATTTGTTTTTAAAGCATTTAATCTCTTTAAAAATGTAGATATAGGTTGAGATAATATAGAAAATTCTTGAGTAGATAATACTGTTAATTTGTCTAAAATTTGATCTATTGTTAAATTATGTACATTATTATTAGAAACTGCTATTAACATTTTTTGTATTAAATCTGCAGGTTTCCAAAATAATTCAATATTAGATTTTATAACTTTGTTGCCAGAACTATCATACATATTAATACCTCTAAGCATTAATTTAAGTCTAGCAGATATTTTATCTGAAGGATCTTCTGTTAAAGGATCTTTTTCATATATTTGAATATTATTTTCTAGATCTTCTTTTTCATTATTTAAATCTTCTACTAATTGATTATCTAGCTTAAATAAACCATCTCTTCCTAAATAATTAATTAATTCTTTTAATCTTAAGTTATTTTTAAAATTTTCTAAAGAAATAATAGGATAATTAAGATCTTTAAAAACACCTAAACTATTAATATAGTTAATAGTTTGTTGAATATAAATTTTATCATACTCTGTTAAAACTTCATTATTATTATTTAATCCTGTAGTTAACTGATTAGATAACATATTTTTATATCCATTTAAAGAACCTAAAAATCTAATAAGAACATTACTAGATTTAACTCCTTCTTGATAAGGTAATTTAAATAAATCATTTATATTAATAAAGTCTGATACAGGTTTATTATTTTCATTAGCTAATTTATAAAAAATTTCTGTAAAAGATTTATCTAAAGTTTTAAGTATATTAGAGTTTATATTATTATTTATAAAATAATTAATAATAGGATTATTAATAATAACATCTGTTGAGGTTAATTTTCCAGTTTTAAAATCTCTTAATTCTTTAATTTGATTTATTCCTTCATCAATTACAGCTTTATTAATGTTAAAAAATTCTAATAAACCTTCCTCACCATTATTAATAATATTTAAATAAGTATCATATAAATTATTAGTATTTAAAATTAATAAATACTCATCTTGAGATATTTCATTAGGGAAAGGATTAATGTAGCAAGCCATAAAATTAATATTTATTTTTTATAATTTAGCAATAAACATCGTTATCTTGATTAAAGATAGAATTTGATGTAATATCATTATTTTTTGTATCCATTATAATATTTTTATCATAATCAATTATAACAGAGTTGTCAGCATAAAAGTTCTCAGGATCTAAATCTACAGAATAAAAGTCTCTAGTATTTTCATTTAATGTAATTAAAGTATCCCACAAATAATCCATAATATTATCTAAATTAAAATTTAATTTTAAATTTTCTAATTTTATTTTTTGAGATGTATTAGTAGATGTTTCATTAATACTTGTAGGAATAATTTTAAAAATTTGACTTATTGTTGGGTTTTTATCAGAAGCAGTTCTAAGTCTATTTAAAAAAACATTATAATTTCCTTGTAAATCTTGTGATGTAAATACATCAGAAATACTAGTTTTAAGAATAGTTTTAATATTTTCTAAATCTTCTTGTGTTCCTTCAAAAAATTCTCTTAACTTAGGCGTTTGCAAAGGAATAATAATAGGATTTTCTCCACTTTTTTCTAATATTAAAAATACTCCGTTATTAGTTAAATTATCTGCAGGTATATTTAATTCAGAAACTTCTCTATTAACAAAAGGATTAACTAATTTTTTAACTTTATCTACTTCATATACAAAAGCAATAGTAGACTTAAATCCATTAACTTTATTTAAAAAGTTATTTATTCTTATAGGTTGATTATTAAATAAAAATGCATCTTTTTTAACTTTTTTAATTTTAACTTTAAATGGTTGTACAGTAAAAGTATTACCTACCTTAGTAATAGTTAATTTATTTCTTACTTGGGCATTCCTAGTATTTCCCTTATTAGCAGGAATAATTGCTACTAAAGCATTATTTACTACTACTCCTAATGCTGCATTATTTCTAAAATCTTTTTCAGTCTTTAAAGTGTTATTGTATTTATTTTCTGTATCTAATACAACTATTTCTCCTTCTTGATTAGTTAAATCATTGGCATAAATACTATTTAATATACTAGATTCAGGAATAGTTATTTTAGATATAATATTTTCTTGTTGAAAAGAATTAATTGGTTTTTTATTTATATCTTTAAGTACATAAACATTATTAGACTCTATTTTATTACTAAAAAATAATCCATTATCTTTAAAAAGTTTTTCAACCTCTGTTTCAGTTAATATTTTATTATTAAACTTTTTATTTAATTCTTGATTATTAAAAATACTTACATCATATTGTTTGTTATTTTGCTCATCATAAGTAATATTAAATTTAACATAAGTTACTCTATTTAAAGAAACAATATTACTATCAGCTTCATCTTCAAATCCTTCTAAGACATTATTTGAACTAGTTTCAAAATTAACTTGATTAGCTTGACCTGTAATTAATTGTGTTGCAGGATCTAATACAGGTTTACCTTCAAATTCTGCAGGAGTTTGATTTTCTAAAACAGCTAGTTCTGCATTATATTTAGCTTCTGTTGGTAAAATTATTTCAACATTAGATGTAGTAAAAATTTGAGGAAGCGTAGCATTAATATTAAACTCTCCGTTAGTTTTTTTTTCTGTTATTGATAGACCTCCCAAATTTTCTTCCCATACATTATTCTCATTTAAAAACAATGGTACTAATTCATAAGATTCCGTACCTTTTTTTGTTATTTTTTTTCTAACTATTAAAGCATCACCATCCTCATTTTTAAATATAGTTCCTTTAGGTATATTTTCTAAAAAATCAAATTTTTCTTGCGGTGTTGATTTTCTACTAATTATATCAAGTCTTCTTCTTTCTATATCAGCTTTAGCATCTGTAGTAGGTTTAGTTTCTAAATTAGAAACAATAGTTATCCCTTCTATTTCTATTATAGGCACCCCTGTTGCCTGACTTAACTGAAATTCATCTGGATATGAATCTTCATTATTAGGTAACTCAGGGTTATTATCTTCTTTTACTAACTTTTGTTGCTCTAAAATATAATCTGGTATTTCTTCTTCTGTTATAGCTTCTGTATTAGTAATAATTTCTGCAGGTTTATCTATAACTAAATTAGGAATACTTAAATAATTATTTATTAATATTAAAGCTGACTTAGATATATTAATAGTATTAAGTTTTGTTTCTGTAAAATTTAAAAAAGAAATTGTATTACCAAAATCACTAATATCATATTTAACTTTTGAAACAATTACTTTTGTATTACCAACTTTTACAGATGGTATTTTTTCTAATAATGTTTTATAAAAACCTAATTGTTTTGACCAACCATTAGTTTCTTTATCTCTTAAATTTTCAGTAGCTTTTCCTTTATTATCTGAAATAGTTTTTAAGTCAATAATATCTACTTTACCATCTTTACCTACAGCAATAATATCCATAGTACCTGCAACACCTATTGTATTATCATTAATACCTGTTGAACTTTCTCCTATAAATTTTAAACCATCATAAGCATGATAAAGCACTCTTTCTTCTGTTATAAATTTAAATCCCTGTTGTATTAATGAATCTCTTTGCTCTATTAAATCATTAAACATTTTAACATAACTTTCTTTTTTTAAGTTAAATGTTATTCCATTACTTCCAAAATAATCTAATTGGGCTTGTAATATAGCATCCATGTTTTCTTTAGTAACACTTAAATTACCAAAAATAAACCTTCCTAATGAATCAAAAAGATTTCCAACATTTGCACCAGCAATTAAATATTCATTAGAGTTTAAATCATCTCTTTCTACAGAAGTAACTCTTTTATATTCTTTATCATTAATAATGTAGAAATTATTTGTTATTTCATCTTCATCAAAGTCAGACTTTAATTTACTATTTTTTTCAATAAGACTAATAACATTATCTTGTACATTATCACTTAACTGAGTAGGAGTTTCAACAGCAGGTTGTTCTTGATTTTTTGCAGAATTTTCTTCAATTGTTTTAATATAATTATTAACTAATAATGCTCCATTTTTTTGGTCAAAATTATTAATTAAATTTTCTTGATTATTATTTATCAAACTAATATTATAATTTAACTTTATAATGCCATCAGTAACAACAGAAGTTAGTGTATCTAAATTAACATTTTTATAATTTTGAATATCTCCAACATATCCCATATCTTCTAATATAGAAAACATACCTAATAATAAATCAGGATCATTATCAAATGCTTGTATTAATTCATCTTTATTGAAAGATACATAATAAGGTAAAACTGTTTCTTCTAATAATTGTTTATTATATAATCTATTATTCTTTTTTAATTTCTCTAAATCTTGTTTAGTTGCTTGACCATTTATTAGATTATCAAAAATTTTTCTATATTCTTTTATTTTAGTTAATCTTTCTTTATCACCTTTAATTGATTCTTCTAATTGTTTATCAATAGTTACATCTTTAACAGTTCTTTTACCTTCTGCATCAGTTATTAAGGCTTTTCTATTTAAAGTTTGAGATTTTAAACCATTATTAAATCTTGAATTAAATTCTTTATGAGTTTTTTTAATTTCTTTTAATTTATCAGCTTTAATTCTAATTAAATTTTTTATTTCATTTTCTTTTTCTTCAGATAAATTATCAATAAGTCCTGGAGATAAATAAGAATTTAATCTATCTTGTAATTGTTCATTTATTTCATTAAATTCTGTATCTAAATTATTTAAATTTTCTTGAGCATCAAAGTAACCATTAGTGTAAGTATCAGTAATAGAAGTTAAAGATTTATCTAAACTTTTATTAGTTTCATTTAAAGTCTTTAATTCTTCTCGCAATTCCTTATCTTTATCAATTGCTTGCCCTATTTCTAATAAAGAATTAATTTTATCAATTCTAGTTTGATTAGCTAATTTATTAAATAAATTTTGTTGATAAATACTTCTAACAAATCCTGCTTGAGGATTTAATAACTCAGGGTTATTTTCTATAGCAGTTTGATATTGAGTTTTAAATTGATTTTGAATTGGTCCTAAATTTTTATTAAATAAATTAATTAAATTTTTAGTACTTTTTTCTCTACCTACAATATTATTGTATTCTTTTATATTGTTAATAGTTATTTCATCTAAAGTATCTTTACCTATTATTTCAATATATTTATTATAATCAAAAAATCCATTTTCATCTAAATAAGGAGTTAAATCTAATTGATTATTATTATTTGGAATACCTAAAGATTGAGCTAAACTAGCTACTACTTTTTCTTTATTAACTTTATTTAATTCTGAATTTAAAATAACATTATCAAAAGTTTTGCTACCATTAAAACTTTCAATATTTTTTAAATTAACTCCTACACTTTTTAATATAGATTTATGTAATGGATTTTCAAAATCTAATTTAGAAATAAAATCATTATCTAAATTAAAGTCTTTCTTAGTTTGTTCAAAGTTATTTTTAATAGTATCAAAAGATTCAATAAGATTATTATAAGTTTCTTGAGTTAAACTATTTCCAGAAGTACTAGGATTGCTAATAAAAGTTGATAATAAACTTTTAAATTTATTAGGATCTTTTATAGCTGCTTGCAATGCATTTATAGTATTTATGCCATTATCTTTTTTAAATATATCATTTACATTTTTATAACTTTCTATTGAAGAAGACATAATTCCTCCAGTTAAGCCTGCAATTAATGCAGTTTCTGGATCTAAAAATCCTAAATCTTTTAATGTTTCTTTATTATATTCTTCATTACCTGTTAAAGAAGCATTAGCTGCATTAGCTAAAACTTGTGCTAAAGGCTCTAAAATAGTTTCTTCAGATGCTTCTTGCAAACCTTCTTTACGAAAAGATTTAGCTACAGTTCCCATTCTATCACTAAATCTAGCTACTGCATAATTTCTTAATTCTTTATTAAATAAATAATCTTTTACACTAGGATTTTTAATATCCACTAAATCATCTGTAAGAGATTTAATTACCTTTGGTATATCTTCAACAAAAACATTGTTTGCTTCTTTCTTTACTCTATCTGCTACAAAATCAGCTCCTATTTGTCTATATTTATTTTCTAGACCAGGAGTAAGTTGAGAAACTGCTGATATAGCTCCTGAAGTAATTAATACTTGAGCTAACCCTGGATCTAAACCTTGTTCTTTATAATTTTTTTCAACGTCATGTTTTACTTCTGCATAAGTAGATGTAGTATTAATAAATTGTCCTGCAATTTTACTAAAGTTTCTGCTAGCTTTTGCAGCAGTTATTCCTTTTGCACCTAATCTTAATAAAGTTGCTTCTAATAAAGGAGCTGCTGCTCCTTCTGTAAATATAGTGGCTGCAACTTCTGCTGCAATAGTAGGAGCTTCTTCTGCAATACCTACTGCAATAGCTTTACTAGTTCCTCCCAAAGCAGCAGATGTACCTCCAGGCATACTATAAATATCTCCAGCTTGCTTTTTTAATTCAGAACTATTACTATAAAAATAATTTTCAATTAAATCTCGTTGAGAACCTTTTACAGAAATGCTCATATCATTAGCTTTTACATCAACAACTTGTCCCAATTTATTAAAACCAATTTGGTAGTTATTATTTTTATCAGCTTCAAGATTTACCCATTCTACTCCTTTATTAAAAAGACTAATATTTCCTTCATCTTGTGCAAAATTAATAGCTTTCCATAAATCAGCACTATATTCTAATTTTCTAGCAGATTCTGATTCTGGATTAATAGTTGTAGCTAATGACCCTACTTGTTGTTTACCATATTCTGCAATATAATTTTTTCCTTTATCTAATTGTTGTAAATAATAATTTACTCTATCAGCACTAAATAAACCAGATTCTTTTGATCGCAATTCTAATTTATCTTGGGCTGCTTGTTGTCTTTCATTTAAATTTTTAGCAACTTTTAAAGCTTGTAATTCATTAATTTTTTCAGCTTGAAACATTTTTAAACTCTGACCAATTCTAGCCCCATTTAAATTATATAATGCTTCATTGTTAGATGCAATTTCTTGAAAATCAGGATCTTGAATTAAACTTAAAATTTTTTGTTGTTGTTCAGGAGTACTATATAAATTTTGTATAGTTCCCATTAATTGATTAGAATTATTTTTTAAACTAGGAAAATTTTCTAATAATGCATTAAATTTTTCATCAAATACATTAATATCTTTATCCCAACCATTTTTAATAATTTTTTGTTGTAGTCTATCTTTAGACCCTGCATTACTAAACTCTACTTTATCATAATAATAATTAGTAGTATTTTCTAAAGCATTTTTAGTATTTATATCTGACATGTAATTTTTTACTTTTACATTATCTCTTTCTGTGCTTACTATATTATTTGCAAACCAATCAAATATAGCATTACCTGTTGAAACTTTATTTGTTTCTTGTTCTTTATTTAAATCTTTAATAGTTGTTTCATCTTCTAAATTCATAAACTTTTTAGCAGACTCTAATAAACCTTTTATAGGTTTTTCTAAACTAGCTGTAATTTGTGGTAATTCATTTACAGGAGTATTTTTTAATATTTGAATAGGATCAATATTATAATTTTTTAAATTTTGTAAATCTTTTTTTCCTCCTTCAAGTTGTTTTTTTGCGCTATTTATTTCTTCTTTTCTTTTTGAATATGTATCATATATATTATAAATTCCAATAATTGGAATTATTGATGAAGGCTTGTTTAAAGGATTGTTTTCTTTTGCTAAATTTAAAAATTCATTTTGCTTAGAAAGATTTTCTACTTTTTTAGTATATGAATCAATACCTTCATTTAATTCTTCAACACGTTTATTTTTTTGATTAATATCTGTAATAAGTCCTCTTCTATTAGTTAAAGGTTGTGCTTTTAATTTATTTATTTCTGCGTTATATTTTGCAGTAATAGGTTGTAAATCTTTATTATATAATAACTTTATATTAGGAGGTAATTGATCTAAACTTGGATTTTCTTCTCCAGCCATTGTTAAAAGAGCTAAATAATTTTTTTTTATTTTTTCACTTTCTTTATTATAATTATCGTCAATAACACTTTTTTGTTCTTCAAAAGAAGATCCTTGTCTATATCCTACATTTGCAAGTTCACTAGCTTTAGCATTTGTGTTAATAGGTTTAGGTGTTTCAATATTGCTTTGACCATACCCTTTTACACTTTTAGATTGATTTACATTAGGAATTTGATTACTAATTTTTTGTTGAGGAGTCTGCTCTTCTTCTCCTGTAAAAAAATTTGATACTTTATCTATTACTTTACTAAAAGCAGTTTGTTCTTCTTCTTGTTTTACAACAGGTTTAGGTGCAACAGGTTGTTGTTGCATAGGTTTTTGTTGGGTAGGTTGTTGTTGATTAAAAGAACTACTTCTTACTCTTTGAATTTCATTAGCTATAGCTTGAGCATCTTGTGTATTCCCCGCACTATCAGCAGCTTGTAAAGCTGAATATAATTTATTTAAATATTCATTCATTTGTAATAGTTTACTTATTTATTTTAAATTATATTTTTGAAAAAGTCCTTGCATATTTGCAGGAGGAGGAACTACTCCAGTTCCTTGTGTAGTAGAATTACCTCTACCTCCCATTTGATTAAGAACATCTAACATTACATTTGGAGGTACAGGAATAGGATCAATAGGTTTTTTCTTTAGTGTATATCCTTTTAAAACATTTTGACCATTTACAGTAGTTATATATAATGAATTAGGGTCTACTAATTTTTTACTTTGTACAGTTACATTTTTTCCATTTACTGTTGAGGTACTAGTTGTATTAACTATTCCATTTTCAGGAATTAGATAAGCTGCCACTCCATTTTTAAGAGCATCCTTTTCCATTGCTCCTGTAACAGGTTTGTTTCCTTTTACTAGTACTCCTCCTTTAAAATCATAAGGAGCATAAAATTCATTTTGTTTATCTTGAGCTGTTTGCATTCTATTTTCTTGTTTCCATTGTAAATCCATAGTTGCATCAGGCTTTATTCCCACACTAGATATAGTATTACTTATTCCAGCAACTTTACTTGCAGCAGCTCTTGCACTTTCATCTATATAATCATTAATAAATTGATCTTTATTTACATTTGGGTTAGTTGTAACTTCATAATTTCCTCTTCTTTCTAAATGAGATACAATTTCAGGATTATTTTTAATTGTAAAATTTTTAAAATCTTTTATTGCGTCTATTAATTGATCTACATTTCTTCCTTCTTGTTTAGCTTGAACTAATCCATAAGTACCATAATCTCTTAAAACTTCTTGTTGATCTGTAGGCAATTTACTAAAAAATCCATCCCAAACTGATGTTAAGTCAACATTTTTATAAATAGGAGTTAACTCAAAATCATTAGTTTCTCCATTTAAAAATTTTCTATAGTTAATTGTTGCAGGAGCATCCCAAAGTCTTTTTTCAAGAGTAGGGTCATTTTGTAAAATTTCTTGCATTTTTCTTGCTTGCTCAGAAGAATATACAGCTCTTTTTAACTGAGGGTCAGCTTTTAATGAAATTAAACTAGTATTTAATTTATTAAAATTAGCATTATCAGATAATTGTACATTACCTGCATTATCTATAACAGATGCTAATTTATTTTGTAAATCTTTTTCAAGATAATCAAATTTTTTATCTAATTTAACTTCTTCTAAAAATTTAGCTTGAGCTTCTAACATTCCCTCAAATCTTTTATTAGCTATATTTTGAGTATATTCAGCATTTCTGTCAATTAGATTCATATCTAATCCTTGAAAATCTGCAAAATCTATATTGGCAAATGTAGGATTAAGTAAGATTTGTTCAGCTACTGAAGTATTTGGTGAAAATCTTTGTGCCATAATTTAATATATTTTAATGTTACCTACTAATATTATTAAAAAGAAAGTCTAATGGAGATCCTGCAAAAGCATTATTAAAAGAACCTGTATTACCCATAATTTGATTAGCAAATCTTTGTCCTTGTTCTCCTCTAAACATATCTGGTTTTGCAGCCATTATATTTAATAATTGTAATTTTTGATTTTGTTCTTTTTGAGTATTTTCACCCATACTTTTAACATATTGAGAATACAATTCTGAATCTGTAACAGCTTTTTTACCCAATAAGTTTCTTTTAAGATTTGCTAAATTTTGAGCAGCTGTAAGATTTTCATTTCTTACATCTATATTCTCTCCTAGTAATCCTTGTTGAAGACCTTGAGTTGTATTATAAAGTCCTACATTTTTTTCATTTAAAGCACTTAAAGTATTTCCTACTTGATTCATAGCTGTTGCACCTGCATTAGCAATATTACTAGCTAAAGTACTCCAATCTCCTGTTTGTCCTGCTAAAGCATTTGCAGAATTTCTTTGAGCTCTTTCTATATTATAAAGAATGTTTCCTATAGGAATTTCATTCTTTCTACTTCTAATATAAGTATCAGGAGTTTCCATTATATATAAAGGATCTAAATCCATTAATGCATTTGTATAAGCTTCATTTGCTGCAAGTCCTCTTCCTAATTGTCCTTCTAATAGTCCATAATTAAACCTATTTTGCATAGGCATTTGTCTTGCACCAGCTACTGCATTAATCCTTGCTAATTCTAAATTAGCTGCTTTTTCTGCAGGAGTTTGAGGAGTATTTACTTTAGCAGGTTGTTGTTTTGGTGGCACTGCCTTTAATTGTTGTATTCCTTTCAATTTAGGAGTGTCTCCTAATGTAGAAATATTGTAAGGATTTGGCCTCATTCCTGGAGTTTTTTTAAGATAAGCATTATATATTTTTTCTCCTTCAGGACTATCTAATATTTTTTCAGCATTTTTAATCAATTCTGCAGTGGGCTCTATACCTAATTCTGTAAAATAATCTTTAAAAACTGTTTCTTTACTAACATTTTTATCGTAAGTTTTACCTCTTGTTTTTTCAACAAAATATCTAGCATCAAAAAATGGATTATTTCCTCCAAAATAAGTTTTATAACCAGGAGTTTTACTTTGTCTAACATTTGCAAGATCCATTTGTTCTACAGCTTGAGCTAATGGTAAATATTCTTCATAAGCCATATTTTGTGGAAAATTAACTTGTAGTTTTCCCACTTTACGCCCGTTTATTACTTCATTTCCAAGATTAGGATTATATTTTAAAATATTGTTATCTGTTAAATATTTATAAGTATTAGCAATTGGATTAGTCCAAGTCACTGTATCATTAACATCATCAAAAGTATATCCAGCTTCTGCAGGATATAAATTTCTGTCTATTCCTACATTGCTGTCTGTACCATCTTGATATTTATTAACCATCCCCCCATAAGCCATCATAGGATTTTCCATAGGTAATTGCATCTGCCCTTCAGCCAATTCTTTACCAGCTTTTATTAAGTCATTCATTTGCATACTTAAATCTACAAAGGATTGTTTATTACTTTCTTTTAATTTATCAGTATTAAAAGAATTAGGAGTAGATTGTTTTTGATATTTATTTTTAGCATACTCAGAAATTTCAGCAGGAGATATTTTTTTATTTTTTCCTTTTGTAATTTGTTCTATTTGAATCATCCTTTCTTTTGCTACTTCAGGAGTAAACATATCAATTAGTTGTTGATATTGTGCTGGAGTGTATTTGTTTCTTGAACTTTGAATATGAGAGCCTGTAGGTAATACATCTGTAATTTCATTATCAGACATACTTTCATGAGATTGAGTAGCTTTTACAGATTGAATAGTACCATCAGGTAATACTACTTGTTCAGGTTGACCTTGATAAGACTCTGTTTGCACTGGCATTCTATTATACAAAGTATCTAATGCATCTATTTCTCCACCATCTTGTTTTTTCCACTTAGCAGCATTTCTAGCAAAGTTAGCCATTTGTACTACATTAGTAGGATATTTATCTTTATTAGCCATTACTTTATTAGCAGCCTCTTGTACTCCCATTCCTCTACTAGCAGCCCATTCAGTAAACTTACCTTTATTAGCAGGGTTGATATTAATTCCTCCACCCATAGCATACATAAAGTCATTATCTTCATAACCCATCATAGGCCCTGCTATCATTCCACCACCAGGGTAATTCATAGGATACATAGAGTTATTTTGAAAATCTTGTGGAGCACCTTTTGGTGCATCTAGTAATCCTCCTAAAAAATATTGTGTAGGATATTCTACATATCCTCCCATATTATAATAATCTCCAGCTAACATTAACTCTTCCATTTCAGGAATAATTCCACCATCAGCCCAAGTAGACCTAGCATAAGCTCTAAAGTAAGGATTGTTTTTTAAATTAGTTTTATGTCTAGCATAAAAGGCTTCTTTACCATATTTAGATTTACTTCTTTCCCCCATATTAGGATCACCAAAATATTTTTTAGTACCATCAGGGCCAGTAACAACATGAGTTTTACCTTTTCTATCATTACTCTTTCTTACAGTATAACCTCCATTTCCGTACTCATCTACCATACCACCCATAGCCATATTAGCAATAATATTATCTTGTACAGACTTAGGTAAAGCTTTAAATCCAGGATTGTTAATTCCTCCACCATTAGCAAAATTTAATCTCATACCTGCATTTATTGCATTTGGATTTAAATCTGCATTAATTGATAATCTATCATTTAAATTATAAGACCCTGTTAACCCAAAATCATCTATTTTTGCTCCATCTAAACTTACATATCCACCAAAATAGGGTCCAAATGAAAAGTTTTTATCATAATACATAGGATTTATATTTCCCCTTACAAAATCTTCTCCAAACCTAGGTTCAACAGATGTATTAACATCTAATGTTGGGTTAAAAGGAAAGGCTCTACCTTTAATTGCCATGTTAGCTATTATGTTATTTTGTACAGATTTAGGTAAAGCTTTAAATCCTACGTTATCTATTCCACCACCTTCAGCATATTCATTTATATAACCACCCATTGCAGCTTTTTTCCAACTACCACCTTTTTCTTTATACCATTTAGCAGCAAAACCATTTGCGTAAGCTGAATTACCAGTTATTGTTACATAACCATTTTGTTTCATTACCCATGTTCCAAACTTAGTTGTAGGGCACCATACGTCAGATATACCTGCATCTTCTTTATGTAAATTTTGAGTGCTTTCTGTATTTCTTCTAATAAATGTCCAACTCATTATTGTTGGATTATGTTTTTTAACTACACTACAAACTCTATATCCAAGGAGAACAGCAGCTATTTCCATAGCTAATCCATGGTCTTTTTCTTTTTGACTAAAACCATAAGTTTGTTTATCTTCTTTTTTAGTCAAGCCTTTATCATGCCCATCATATACAATTCCTGAAGCAAAAAAAGATTGAATTTGAGATATACTCATTTTAAGAATATTTTTTACCCAATTATCTTTTTTAAAGAATGTATTTAAACTTAACCCATTTCCATTATCAGTTAATTCTGCAGATATTTTAATAGACATATGTTTTGTTATGTCTTTTGCTTCAACTAAGTTATCAGGGTATTTAGAATTAGATTCTGCCAATACCCATTTATGATTAGGAGTACATTTAATATCAAAATTTGTTTGTTTTTTAAACAATCTAATTAAAGGAGCATCATTAAAAAATTGTAATGTTAGAATAGGAGTCCATTCATTTTTATTTGTTTCTTGGTTATAAGCTAATATATCTTCGCCTACACTTAATTCATTATAATGTTTCCACCCTTCTTTAGTTAAAGCTTGGGAATCCATAGGAACACAAGGATATACATCATATTTAGCTTTAGCAGCAGCTTTAGCTTTACTCCATAATGAAGGATTAGTAGGAACATTTCCCCCACTAGCCATTTGTTCTACCATTTCTTCTTGAGTACCCATCATTTGCTCTTCAGAATTTTTTGGAGCATTAGCCATCATTTCTTGTTGTTGGTATTGAGCAATAATTTCTTGAGCTTCAGGGTATGCCTTAAAGAAAGCTTCTTGTGTTGGGAATTTCTTATAAAACTCAGCTTCTGTTTTTACTCCTGCTATCTGTAATAATAATTCTTTCATAATTTATATGTTTATAGTTGGTCTAACCAACCAGTTTTATTTTGTTTTTTATTAATTTTTTGAGAAACTTGGCCACCATATTTATACTCTTCTATATTATTAAAGTCATAATCAATATAGCCACCATCTTGCCCAAATCCTGTTATTTTACCTATAATGTTTCCAATCCCTTTCATACCTGTTGCTCCACCTTTCATGTTGCCCAGCATACCTTTTAATCCGCCCATATTTTTGACCATTCCTACTCCACCTTTAATGTTTCCAAATAAACCTGAAGCAGTATCCATCATATTTCCAAAGTCTTGGGAAGACCTAACTAGTCTATTACCTGAAACATATCCTGATTTATCATAATTAGATAAAGCATCTTTAGCTTGAAAAGTTCCAACAGTACTACCTACTCCTTCTCCTACATCTCCAATACCACTACCAATCATTCCTACATTTCCTGTAGCAGCTCCACCAATAACTTTTGCAGCACCACTTGTTACATTACCTACTCCTTTACCTACTGTATAACCACCTGTTCTAGTTAAAAATGAATCTCCTACAATATCTTGTGAAATATCTCCTATAATTGGAACAGTGCTCATCATTCCTAAATAAGCACCTACAGGTTCTTTAGCCCAATCCATAAAACCCCAATCTACTTTATCATCTTCAAAAGATTGTCTATCTTTTCTTACTTTTGTATGCATAAAATCATTTTCATATGCTGACTCTAAATCAGCTAAAGAAGCTCTATTAGCATTACTATTAAATATTCTAGGGCTTCTTTGTCTGGAATAAAAAGGCATCATTCCACCATATTGATATTTACCAACTCTTCCCCCATACATATTAACTAAATCATTTAGATTAACTCCCATATCATAAGGAGTAGTATCATCACTAAAGTGTACTCTAGGAACTGGATTATAGTTTTCGTGAAATACATTACTTTTATGAATATATTCAGGATACCCTACAGGTAACATATCCATATTACCACCATTTTGGTATTTTCTTAAATATCCTCCATATTTATTTATAAAAGGAACTCCTTTCCATGTAGAAGAATTTATTGAAGGACCCATAGTAGAGCCCGTAGTAGTATTTTGATTAGGATAATAATAATCAAATAATCCTGCATTTTTTAAAGCTTGGTCATTTTCAAAATTTAATTGCTCATCTGTTTTTCCCCCACTAAGTGGTGCTTGCCAATTACTTATATCAGGCATTACATTATTTCCTCTCATTGTAGGTTGAGAAAACTGACTCATTAATCCTGTTACTTGACTAACCCCTTGATTTACAGACCCTAATACATCATTAATTCCTGAAAATACACTTGGCTTGTTAATTTCCTCTTCCATGTTTTCAATGTTAGTAGGCATAACAGATCTAAAGTAACTATTATCTTGAGATAGTTGAGGACCTACTCCAAAACCTTTATAAGCATCTTGATAATTAAGGTATCCTCCTCCTTGATATTTTTTAAATTTATTTTTCATATCATTATATATTAAACCTCCATCTTCTTTTTTATGACTATAATCTATTCTTTTAGATGAAGTTTTTTCTCTTTTAAATTTTTCTTTTTCTGCACTACTTAATTCAGATGCAGTTTTAGGGGTATCACTACTTATTCTTTTAGAAGGTCTGCAAGCAGGATAACCTTTTCTTTTCTCACCCTTTTGTCTACCACACTCTTTACCTGTTTTAACATCTACCCACTTCTCAGCAAACCATCTATCTAATCCCCCATGTTGGCCACCATCTTTCATTATAGGTATCTCTGTTACTTTATTTGTAGGAAATACATAGTCTCCTGTATTTGGGTATAAAACTACTCCATTAGCTGCTACAGGAAAAGCCATATTATTAGTAGTTATATAATTACTATTAATTATTTTTTTAGGTGTAAAATTATCTAAATTAGATATTAAATAACCATTATTATCATTTACTTTTCCTCCTTGTTTAAAATCTCCAAGTTTAGCATTCTTTAATAATAAATCTATATCTTTAGCTTCAAATCCAAAACTAGGATAATAATCTTGTCTATCTCTTGATTCTTCACCATATCCAGACACTCCTTTTAATATCATTGGTAAAGCATCTCTATCAATATTATTTTCATACATTTCTGTATAAATTCTATTAAAATGTTTTTGCTGGGCATCTCCTTTTAATTTTTTAGTAGAATAAAACCAATTTGGATATTCTAAATATTCTGAAAAACCTGGTGTACTAGTAGTTAATAACTTTGATTCTGAAACATTATCTACTGGAATATCATAAGCCCATTTTGGAATATTATTATTTACATCTCCACCACCTTGGAACTCAGCTGGAACAGCCATTGGTTGTCCAGGATATACTTTTGGTGCATTTTGTTGTAAAATAATATCAGACCTTAATTTTGTTTTAGGGTCATAATAAATTTTATCTTCTAGCTCAAAAGGGTTAAACATTAGACTCTCTAATTCATCTAATAGAGGAGTTGCTTTTTTTAAATATTTACCCATAGTTGGGTTAATATTTCTATCAATAAATTGATTTGCATATCTTGTAGGATCAAAATCAAATCTATCTGAATATTTTAAATATTCTCCTTTAGCATCTTTACCTTTAGTTACATAATGTTTTCCCATAACAAAATCATCATAAGGGTATAAATCAAATGCTGGGTTAACAGGGTCAGGTACTCCATCATCATTAGGTACTCCCCAATTCCTTACAGCTTCATCAGATAAAAGAGTATCAGGGTAGAGTTTATTATAATCTCTTATTCTATATTTATTTGGAGCAGTTTGCTCAAATGCTCCTGTTTTAGAAGGCAACCCTAAATACATTCTAAGAGCATCTTGCTCTCTAGCAAGAGGTTCCATAAGTTCATTACTATAATCTTTTCCTTCTATACCAACTGCTGTTCTTAAAAGTTGGTTTAAAGGAGTAAAGTATCCTTCTTCAGTATCTAAGTTACCTAAGTTTTCTTTTAAAGATAAGGCTTTTTTTAATTTAGATAATGTGCTTTTTTTATCTTCTACCTTTCCTCCTTTTTGATAAGTAGAAGCTCCTTGTTTTTGTAGTGTTTTCTTTGCTGCTATTTTTGCCATTACCAAGGATGGTGTATGAGTTATGTGTGAAGCAGCTACAGGGTTAAACGTGTTGT